GATCTCCGGTATTGGTTGCTGCTGACTGATATCCGGTATTGGTTGCTGCTGACCGATCTCCGGTATTGGTTGCTGCTGACTGATATCCGGTATTGGTTGCCTTATCATCTTCCCAATTAACTTGCTCTTTGATGTATTCAACGCCAGCTTTGATAATTCCGGCAATTCCAATTTCTGCTTTCACGGAAATTTTCTTCCCAACTCTCTTGCTATCATCAGATGATTTCTGGCCATTCTCTTCAAGCTCAACTTCACAATATCTGGAATCTGAAGGAGGATAATAACCGAATACATCCATCGGAAATTCGCAAGCATGGAATCCACAATTACAAATGTCTGCTGTTTCTTCTGTGTATTCTTTTCCAATTTCATACTGGAAATCTCTACACTTTAAGTCCTTGTCAAAGCCTTTAAAGCATTTCATTCTTTCTTTTCCTCCTTTGCTTCTTCTACATCGAGTCCAAGCATTCTAAATGCCATATCCTTTGTGAAATCATAATCATTCACACTATTCGCCCAAGCTTCAAATGCCTTTAATCTTCCAACCAGAAGTGCATATTCCTCGTTTGCGTTCTCTGGAATATAATCTGTGCTCTTAGTTTCTCCCATGATTAGTCCTCCTTATCTTTTGCTCCAAATGTTTTAAGCATTTCTTCCAGAAGCGAAATAAACGGAATAATTGCATCTACCTGTTTGAACTTTTCCTTGATTTCTTTGTCAAGTTCTTCCTCGTTCATAAGACCATGCTCGAACGAATGTCTAAGTTGCTCTTTTACTTCTTCCTCTTCTCCACCATTTTTTACGAACATCTCTTTAATTTCATGGGTGATAACTGCATACTCTGAAAGAATATCAATCCCTTTACCAGGAATATTAACTAAGCCGTTTTCAAATTTAATCATTGTTTTTCCTCCCTATTTTCTTTTATTATCTCCCTCTGAATGGTATAATGTGTTCAGAAAGGAGGTGTGTTAAAATGTTTCTCAAATTAAAAGTTTCCTGTACTTGTCATTGTGATTACTATATAAGTGAAAGAATAAGTACAGACAAGGTTGTGTGCCCGAATTGCGGAAAGGAACATCCTTATTCTCATAAAATAATTTCAATGCTTCATGCCGCAAATGAGATTGATGATGGCAATGTTCCCGGAGCAGAAACAATAAAAACTTCCGTTATTTCTGAATGGGAAGATGTGACTGAGCGTCAATAACAATCTTCATGTACTCTAAAAAGCCTTTCGCTTCAGTGGCGGACAGACCGCATTCGGCAATTTCGTTTTTTACTTTTTCTACAAGGTCGCTTGCCTTCTGTCCGTTTTTGTGGCGATATAACTGATATATTTTGGAATCATAATCGGATAACCTTTCAGCAACGTAATCATCTGCTAACATTCTTTGTTCACCTCCCCTATTCAATAATTGTAAGATCTTCATCCACCGCAAATGGTTCAGTAACAAATATTCCATCTTCTTTAAAGAGAAGATCAATTTCAACATGTTGCTTATTTGCACACTTCACAACAACTACATTCTCATTTTCTTCTTTGGTATGTGTGAACAAAATATCTGCAATTTCAAAACCTACAAGAGAATGAAAAATTTCTGGATTATCTCCATAAAATTCGTAGCTTTTAATATCTTTCACTGTTTTACCCTCATTTTCTTTCTGAATTAATATCATAATTGCAATCGCGAATCTGCATTTTTGTATTTGTACACGGTTGCCATCCCTTGATGTACTTCACAGCTTCCTCATATCTTAATTTTGGAATGTTGTTTCTTGCGTTTACACCGAAATAAGATTTCACATCTCGATTACATTCTGCGAATACTTTCTTTCCGATTTCTGAATAGGCATTAGATTTCTTTCCGCCCAACGCTTCAATAACCACTAGCGAAACCAGATCCCCAAGATATTTTTGCTGACCGTAGTCAATTGTCATTGTATTTTCAAGTTTTTCGATTCTTTCCTCATGATCTGCTGTGCCCTGGGCAAGAATCTGAATTTGTTCGGCAACCGTCAATGGTTTTCTGTAGGAACCTGTCTTTCGAATTTCTGGGAGAACTTTACTTGTCACCCAGTCTGTAAACCTTTCGGCAGATTCTTTTCTGCTCTGGAAAATCAATTTATACATATTGGGTTCATTTACAAAGTTAGCATTCTGCTTTCTCCCGATACCATCAATGACCTCATTTGTAATGACCCCATCTGCATTTAACCTTGTCTTTGCCTGGCTCGGATTTGAAATTTCTAATGCTTTGCATATATCAATCATGCAAAACCAAGGTTCATTATCAATAGTTATTGTCCGAATATCTCCGAACTCTGGCGAATTAAAAATCTGTAATTCGTTCATTAGTCTCCTTTCTGTGATATAATCTCCTTTAGGAAGGTGTAATCTCTTTTACATAGAGCACATCTACTGGGTTAAATTTCAAACAATATTGCTTTCCAGCGTCATCCCATTCCAAACGTATCAGTTTATCTCTAATGTCTGGTTTCACAATATCATCCGGGAACACACACGGAATTTCGATTGTTTCCCCATTTTTAAATTTGATAATTGTCATCTTCTCCTTATAATCTCTCCTTTCTTGTGTTATACTCACTATAAGAGTGGAGGTGATGATTATTGGTATTTAATGGTTTCTGCGATAAGCAGAACAAAAATTATTCCATTGAAGCTTCTCTCATTAATACTGGATCATTGGATGATTTGACGCCTAATTACACAATAGGTCGAATTAAGTGTAATTATGCAAGCAAAACTGGATGTTGTTCAAATCCGAAACAATGTTCCATTTTAAAAGCTTCAAAATAATTCTGTTTGGCTCTCTGAGATATGGGAGCCTATTCTGTTTGAAATTTCAGCATCCTTGGTGAATCTTTAAACTTGATTCCCTCAATTTCCCCGATACCTTTCTGGTTCACCTGCAACATCTGCAAGTCCGTGGATAAATTTAAAGCATTCAGATCAATGGAAAGAATAGGTTCTGAATCTCCAACTCCCTGTTTCAGCTCAAAGCTTCTTACCCCTTCGAGTTTGTGACCGTCCACAAGGATTTCTGTAAATATTCCACATTCGCCATTTACTTGCCGAATTTCGATTTTTGATACTTTCATTAGTCTCCTTTCTGATCTAAATCAACAGTTTCTTTTTTATCTGTTTTTTGTTCCAGGCTGTTATCAGAAAAACTTTCCACTTTCCCAAGAATGTAGCCTTTATCAAATTCCGACATCTTAGGAATTGCTTCTTTCAGCTTTTCTACGATTTTTTTTTCTTTTTCTGACATTATCTATTTCACTTCCTTTCTTCTACGCACAATATTTAATTTCGTATTCAGTTACAATTTTGGAGAAAATCTCTCGCAGCTTTTTATCGTCATCGATGACGTCCATTTTGTTTAGTGAATTAATTTCTGTTTTGGTGCAACCATTTTCAGCCATGCGTTTTCGCTTATTTCTTAATCTTGTATTCAGATCACATCCAGCCCGGCGTTCCAATTCTGCGTACATTTCTGTTCTAAGCATTTTAAACTCTGCTCCGGCACCTTTTTGTATGCGATTGAATTTAGAATTAATTTCTGAACGCCAGTTATCAAATACAGGCTTAACCGCTTCTTTGATGTTCTCTGTAGTTGCAACAGCTTTATCTGCGGTTTCTTTGGCAATTAAAATCTGCCTGTCTCTTTCTTTGTCGGCAAGTTCTTTCTCTACCATTTGTGAAAGTAGTCCCTGTAACATTTGAAGTTCTGGTGACAATGCCCTTTTTACAGTTTCTTTGGTTTTAAAGTACCCATTTACAAGCTGTCTCTGAACATCCCATGCTAAATCGTCTGTGAAAGACTTTACTAACATTAGATATCCCTGTTCTGTAATAAGCGCATAATCAGAAGTTGCCTTGTCTGGAATGTCAAAAATTTTGGTACGACGAATTTCGTCGGCGCTTACTCGGAAGAAATCTTCGCTCTCAATAAAGCGCTCTCTGTTTGTTCTGAAATTTCTGCTTGCCGTTCCGTCTGGTCTTCCGTGAACTGCATCAATATCTTTGAATGTAACCACTCGCTGACCGTTATACTCTTTTATTGAGATATCCGAATTTCCAATATGTACTAACTGGTTCGTGTTTATCACTCCTTTCTTAATCTGACTTTCAATTCCGTTTTGTGTTGAAAATATTTTTCCTATGTGTTAAAATTCTTTCATACCCAAATAATGGGCAATGAAAGGAGTTGTTTGCTTTGACCCAACTTTTGAATTTGCCCTGTTCCTTATTGTAGGTTGCAAGCAGAGTAACCTGCGTTACCAAAGTACGTTAAGCAATTTCGTTCACCGTATTGAACAAAATTCCTACATTCGCCAACTAATGGGCAGCTAATCCTTTTTACTCAATCGCAGAACTAAAACTGCGTAAGTGGTGAAGTGTTTCAAGAAACATTTGGTGCTGCTTATGTGACTCAACAAGTGCGTTCAGTCTGCAAAACACATAAGGTAAACAAATTTAGGCAAGAACTGATAGGACAGCACTCCTGTCAGTTTTTTGCTATTCTTCTTTAAACAGATATTCCAGATCATATTCTGGGAAAAGCTCTTTTTTAGAAAGGACTGCTTCTGGATAAGTAAAAGGTGTTTTCCCCTTTATCTTGTTCTGAATAGTCCTTTCATCAACACCAAGAACCTTTGCAAACGCTCTGATTGTAATTCCTTTATCATCAAGAGCTTTTTTTAAATGAATTAACATTAATACCTCCTGTCGCATTATTGCGACTACTGTGTAAAAAAAATATCTATTGCTTCTTCCCTACTTAAAGGAACTGCGCTTACAATTCCGTGAATTTCACCAATTGTAAACTTTTCGCCTCCATCTTTCAGCTTACGGTAAAAAGTGCTTCTATCCATACCAATTGCGCTTGCAACAGCTTCTTGTGTATTTCCATGTTCAACAATTTTACCTTTAAGCCTTGCTATATTTACAACCACAAGCGTTACCTCCTTTCTAGTAGCATTTATGCGACTTTGTGATTATATATTACCTCTTGCAGTCGCATTTGTCAATATAAAAATTCGCATTTTTGCAATTATTTTTGTTGCATTTTTGCAACATTAATGATATTATATATTTCAGAAAGGAGGTGTACAAAATGTCGAAAACTGGCGAACAAATAAAAAAGAGAAGAAAACAGCTTGGTATGAGCGCTGATGAACTTGCTGAAAAGTTGGGCGTATCAAGATCTACTATATTTAGATATGAAAAAGGAGATATTGACAAGGTACCAGCAGAATATGCAAAGCCATTGGCGGATGCGCTCTGCACTACTCCAGCATATTTGATGGGGTGGGAAGATAATTTAGAAACCGAAACAGATTTTATCCCAAAACTTATGACTGACACAATATCTGTAGAACATGTTAAGCTGTTGCTTGAACTGAGTGACACTGATAAAAAGAGTGTTTTCGACATGATTGAATTTCTTTACAAAAAAAGCAGGGATTAATCTCCCTGCTTTTTTTAATAGCCCCATTGTTTTTTAAATGAAATAATCATGTTATACAAAAACTTCATAAACTTTTCGCTATGTATATTTTCAAGCATCTCAATAATTTCTTTCTTGTAATCCACGTAAATCCCTCCCAATATTCCAAACATCTGTTCTTATTTGTTAAATTATATCATGTTTTCATAACCATATACTGGGATATAATTGTTTCCGCTTAAATCTTTCCTAGGAAGCTGGTTTCTTCTAATTTTTTGATGAATTATAAGTTTTTTTGTGTAAATATTGTGATTTTTGCTTTTCCAAATCGTAATAATAATAGATAGAAATAAAGGGGCTGGATGCTTGTCAGCGAGGGATTTATAGCGCTCATGGACAACCTGTTTTACCTCTGTTTTTGCAATTGCGATAGTTTTACCCCTCCCAAAGATAATACTACGCTCCGGGCAGAAGTAAACATATTGAGTCAAGAGCACATGCACGAATATCAGTATAAACACAATTATGATTTTTTTATGTTTCTCCATGAATCCATCCCCTTTACACTATCATCTTAATGTATTACAATAACATTGTATCAAAAAATATACAATTACACAGGAAATGGCGAAATTAGCACCTCTGGTGGCGAATTTTACGTGAAAAGAGATGATTTGAATGCGAATTGCGATATGTGATGATAACGAACTACAGATTGGTATATTTATGAATCGGATCAATAATTTTCTCAAACGAAACGGTGATGTAAAAGCATTGATTACTCCGTATGATAAAGGGCAGCCACTTATTGACGATGTGGCAGATGGCGAATGGTATGATATTGTGGTTTTGGATGTCGTTTTGAAAGAAGAAAACGGAATTGAAGTCGCAAAGGAATTGAGATCAAATGGCTATAATGGAAATATTATTTTCTGGACAGCCCACAAAGAGTATGTTTTTGAAGCTCTTGATATACTCCCAGTTCATTATATTATAAAAGGCTCTGAAAATGGCAGAATGTATAGGGCTTTCAATCACGCTCTTAAGCATATCCATAAAAGCACTCTTATGATAAAAGGAAAAGACTTTATTCATCGGGTGGAATTTCAAAATATAGAATATATTGAGAGCCGAAACAAATACATCATTATCCACTGCACTTGCGGTATTGTTTATACGGAACGATGTAAACTGTCTGATATTGAAGAATTACTGGATTCCAGATTTTTAAGATGCCACCAAAGCTACATAATAAACATGGATGAGGTAAAAGAAATAAACGATTTGTTCCTTATGTTTTCTGGGAATACTGTGCCGATCAGAAGAAAAGACTTTGCGAAAATAAGAAACGAATTTGAAGAATATACAACATTTAAGTAGCTCCCGGGAAAGCCCCGGGAGTGTTATTATTTCAGTAATTCATTGACTTTTTTCTGCACTTCTGCGTAATTGTATCCAGCGGATTCCAGGCGGTCTCGTCTATCTTGTCCATTTCCCCATTCGCCATTGATTACCTCTTTTGCAACCTTGTCTACACTTTTCTTTGCTGTTACGGAATACACTGCTTTTCCGTTCCAATCAAAAACAGAGTAACCGGCTTTGCAAGCCTTCTTCGCATTTTTCAGTGACTTGTAAGCCCCGATCTGGCTCTTGGAATTCTTCCAGGTCTTACGGACACGGTAATACTTATCAACCTTTACAGTCGGCTTTGTGGTTGGTACTGCCACGGTTTCACTAGAAATAAGCTTCTTAAATCTCGCCCAGTCACCCTTTCCACGGATAACGGATGGACAATTCTTAGCGCACACATCATAATGCTGCACTACTCGGATTGCTGGGATTCCGTATTTCTTCATAAGCTGCTTGCACACATCAACGGTATTCTGGAATGCTTTTTCGTAGTTATATCCAGCATTCATGCACATTTCAATTCCGATGGAATTATGATTATTTACAGTTCCAAAAAGCTTACCGCCGTAATTTACCCCAACGTGCCAAGCCCCACGATTATACGGCAAGGCTTGGTATGCTGACTTATCGTCAACGAATACGTGGGCTGAATAGCCATGAAAATTGCCATTATGCTGTGCGGTGGCGTGTGCCTTGGCATCTGCTGTCTTGGCGATATTATCTGTATTGTGGATGACAATATACCGAGGCGTTTGTCCTGCGTAGCTGTTGTTGTTGCTGATTAATGAGGTATTAATATTCATGTGTGTTCTCCTTTCATATATGTGCATTATTAATTAACTTCATTTCAACATCTGAATTTCAGGCGCTCAAATGAAAATAATTAGTCGAATAAACACGAAGATTCCATGCAAAATTGTAGTTAAATCTTTTTCAAATGTATACACGGAAGCAAATAAAAACTACATTACAATGACTGCTGCTTCTTTTGGGCTAAACAGTTTATATCTAGTAATAGCTGAAGATATTACAGTTCCTAATGGCAGGATATTTAGTGGCTTTTACAACGATGGTACGACATCGTACATGGAAATTAGAAATGCTGACGGTTCTGCTTTTAACGGAGTTGTTAGTTTTACAGCACTTGCTTTTGGCGCGTGATTTCAGGAAATCGCTCCACTAAGTGAAATAAGATATGCTTTTCCGTTTTCTAAATTCATGCTTGAATTTGCATTTAAAATTATCCTCCAGCGATTAGTACATCTTCCAATCGAAAGAACACTTGAATTATACCATCCACCATTATTGAATACCTTTGCCGATATTGCAGATAATTGTAAATTTTCATTATGCCTTGGAATTTCTACTGCAAGCCCCATGCCATACACATTTATTCCAATATACCATTCATCTGTAAAAGTTCCGGTAACTGATATCTTCGTGTTTAGCTGCTTTCTTCAGCAGATAAGCCATCTCCTGCTAATTTCATCGCCAGACATGACAACAGCTCCGGAGGTGTCCCCGGAGTGAATTTGAGCTTATATGCTACGCTGCGTACTTATTATATGATGCTCTCACGTTGCTCTGGCTGATATAGCAATATACCTGAGTGGTCTTCAGATCAGCATGTCCCAGGACTGCTGCCACATCCTGGATGTTGGCCCCACGATCAAGAAGGTTGGTCGACAAAGTTCTCCGGTACCTGTGAGGGTGTACGTTTGTAACCTTGGCAGCCTTCCCTAACTTCTTTAATGCTCTTTCAATCCCCGCTTTTGATAACCTCCGCACTGGTACTCTCACACTTGCAAACAGGCACGGATCTGTGTCCGTTCGTGTATTCAGGTAATCCTGCAAATGCATAAGCGCCACAGGGGTGAGGTAGATTCTCCGCTCCTTGTTTCCTTTTCCCAGGACTACTGCATCCTGTGTCTGAAAATTTATATCGTTTCGATTGAGCCTTACCACTTCTGATACCCTGCAGCCAGAAGCATAAAGAAATTCTATCAGCGCCAGATCCCGAAGTGTTGTACAGGCCTGTTTTAGTCGCTCCATTTCTGGTGCGGTATAGGGCTTTTTCACTACCTTCGTGTACTTAATCTGGGACAGTGCTGCACATGGGTTTCTTCCGATCATGCCCTCGGCAGAGAGCCAGGAAAAGAAACTACTGAAACATCGGCGGATTCCGTCCAAGGTACGATTGCTTACCTTCCGGCGCTCCTTGTATGCGGCCAGGTAGTATCTGAGATCGTAGGTAGTAATCTCATGCAGTGGCTTATATAGAGTGTGTATCATCATGTAACACGCATCGTAGTAACGCCGAATTGTGGATTCTGCCTTTCCTTCTACTCTCTTGGTAGCTATATATTTTGCCAGCATACTGTCTGGAGTGTTGTCCACTACCGTTAGTTCTGTACTTCTCTCCTGCACTTCGTAACTGTTCAGTTGAATACAGAGCGCATCCTGTACTGCCTGGAGCTGCTGATCATCTAATAGAGATTGCACCGCCAGCAATACATTGTTAATAATCGTATTTCGTATATCCATAACCTTTATTCCTCCTTCTGCTTTATTGTAGCATCCAGAGGAAAGAAGGTCGCAAAACACGAAGTATACGCATGAACTTTTAACATGTTCAGCAGGAGTGGTTAGAGAATATACATTTCCAAACCTGCCAGAACATAAAATATCATTTCCCGTTCTTATTGGTGCAAGTTCTAATATAGCTGGTTGCGTTGTTGCAAGAGACACAAATACTACTGGGAAAATAAAAGTATATAGTCCAATTCAACAAGATGTCCAAGTATTGCTTATTATGCTCAATTAAGCTTTCCAGAATTTGCAATTTCATCTTGAACATATACAGTTAGATGGCAATACAGTAGTGATTGGGCAACATTTGTTGATACTTGTAGATTATATACAAAGAAACGTAAATGCAGCTGATTGTCAACAGCATTAAAAACATAGAGTGTAACGTGGTTTTAGTATGATTTCCAAGGTCTATAGTTATCTCCATTATGCGCTGTAAAGTGGCGAACGTTATTATCAATATCCCACACTTCTATAGTAGAATAACCTGAATATGATCTGCAAACAGTTATTAATTGCCTATTACTTGTGCATGGATTTGATAAATTAGGATAGTCTGATTTCCATGCAGCAAATTTCATTCCAGTACCATCAGTTAATTTAGTAAGTATCTGATCCCATGTTGCAGCTGCTGTTAATCCAATTTGAGATAAGGAACTGTAGAATTTAAAATTCGTGTTTAGTGCATTAATCCCTAGCGCCTCTTTCAACTGCGCTATAGTAATCTTCTGGGTTGTAGAGCCATTCTCCAATACCACGATATCCGTATCAGACACTTTGGTAGCTGCTGGGAGAGCTGATATTAGTGTACTTGGTATAGATTCAGACATTTTTCATCAATCCTTTCTTGGAATTTTTTCAATTACTTTATTATTCTTTGTCATCAGGCACTTGCCGTCCTTTGTGGCCAGTGCGTATACTTTGTCGATGATCTTCACGGACAGGACGAAGCTTGCTCTGGCGGTGACCGGGTTCGGTGTCATTTTTACATCGCTGATTAAAATATTCGCCATATCACTTCACCATCACTCCTACTTCTGCAATCAACTTCTCGTCCAGGATTTCATACATCACTCTAAGTTTATATCTACCTTTTTTCTGCGGCTGTATAACCACATCAAGAATATGTCCTTGTATTACCGCAATGCCACTATCTTCAACTTCTTGTGTTCCTTTGTAAAGCAACTCATAGGAAGCTCTTTCGATTAGAAAATCGGTACCTTTGCAGGAGCATATTCTTAGTTTTATATGTTTCTTTTCTCCGAATTCAAAATCCACATTCACAGTTGCAACCTCCTATTAACTCTACATAATACTCGGATTTTTCTAAAACCGCCCGATACTGTGGCTCTAATAACTCTTCATAATACGGACACGGCTCAATGTGAACACACATAGAAGATATATCTATGGTAATAATGTATCTTGCTATATATGCGGTATTTCCAGCTTCATCAACAGCGGACATGTCAACTACATAAGCGCCGTTAAGGCTTTTGGGGATGATGGCTTCCCATCTATCCCCTTGTGCCCTTGCGAATGAGATAATGTTTCCATTGATAGTACCCCTTAATGCTACTACCATGTTTCCACCACCTTTATCAGTCGGTAACCTCTACAGAGATTACAACGGTTTTTTCAGTATCAACCGGGTTCGGTGTTAATGTTACGGACTTGATGACAGGAGCCTTAGTGTCCAGTTTCACAGTTCTGGTTACAGTGGTACTCTTTCCGGCACTATCAGTAGCCACTACGGTGATGGTATTGGTACCCTCAGTAAGAGTAATTACCTTAGACCAGGAGCCATCAGAAGCAACGGTTGCCGCCTCTGCGCTACCACTATTCAGTTTGACAGTAACAGATACTGGGCTGGATGTTGCATCGTTTGTTGTACCACGAACAGTACAGGAAGCCTGGTTGGTAACAAGACCATCTGTCGGTGATGTAACGGAAAGTGTCGGCGGTACGGTATCAATTTTGAATGAAACGCTCTTCTGTGCTGCCGCATTTCCATCATAGTCAGACGCATTTACAGTAATTGTATGGCTCCCGTCTGACAGGGCAGTACCAGGAGTATAAGTACATTTATAGCCGCCGGAAATTGCAGTCTTAGAAATACTATCCCCTGTGATCTCGCTTCCAGAATCAATGGTGATACCAATGGTGGAAGGATCCACACCAGAATCATCATCGGTTATTGTCCAGACAATGCTTGGTTTGTTATTTGTAATCAGTGCGCTGGCTGTCGGGTATGTTATTGTTGAAATCGGCGCAACTTTTTCTCTTACCTTTAACTGTAATGAACTTCCTAACGTTGAATGACTAGCATCTGCTGTTTCTGCGTTTCCAGCATCATCCGTAGCTCTGATTGTTACCCCATAATAATGTCCCGATTGATTATAGCTGGATTTACTAGGGGCTGTAATCGTTCCATCATATCGTCCAGTAGAACTGTTATAGGTTAGACTTACGGTCTGTCCATTTACTGTAGCTTGTACTGTTTTTACACTCATATTCTCATTCCTTTCGTGAAATATTGTTGATAAGTTCTTTTAATTCCTGTACTTCTGTTGACAAAGCATCCAGTTTTGAATGCAGTTCCTGGTTGTCCGCTTGGAGAGCCAGGATTTTCTCATGGTCATTTTTCAGCATGGCAAACATGCAGGGGATTATAATACGGTAATTCCAGTTTTCAGCTTTGCCTTTTTCATTATGGTCAACGGCTAATGGAAATCTGCGGTCAATGTCCTCAGCTATGAACATCGGCATTTCTTTGCCATAGCGTTCATCTTGTTCGGATAAATATCCGTCTTTGTACTTCGCCCAGATTACCTTGATTCTGTAGAGGTCTTCCAGTTCATCTTCTTTTATGTTTTTTCCGTTTCCTATTGATTTGTAACGAATCGAAGATGCAGCAGCCGCATTAAGAGTTTTCATATCAGATGCAAAAACAACAGCTGCACTTGCACTAGAGTTCCACGGCAGACCACTCATCGTAACGGACTTATGAAAATTAGCAGAATCATAAAAGTCTGATTTAACATTTACTATCATGTAACCTGAGTTTACTGTTTTGCCACTAAAAAACTGAAAAGCTGTTTTTCCATCATCAGAATAACCATAAATATCACTTGTTAAAATGGCCATTGTGCCATTATCGTTAACCAAAAGAGGCATTTCTAGATTCAGTAATCCTGCTGAATCGGTTACTCCGTACTTAATTCCGCTTGAATCAAAAATAAGGCATTTATAGTTATTTTCATTTACATAATCTTTAAATATGGTTAATCCGTCAGGATCAAGCTTACTAGCCCATCCAGTTTCACGGCGGTTCAGTACCTCTAATATCCCATACCCATTATTTTTACCGCCAAGCTTTAATGTGCCACCCTTGGCGTAAGTGAACGAAATATATAGCTGATTTCCCTCTTTATAAATTCCTTTAATTGCGCCATCATTGGTTAAGAGGTTAAATATTTCTTCATGTGTAAGTGCATCTACATCAATTACAACCGCCATACTTTGGGAATCTAATGGTTGTGAAAATCCACCCGCCGCGTATAAGGTACATTTTATGGCACTTACATCTCTTGGAATTCCAATTGACCTTCCAGAAGCCGTTGTTATAATTCCTCCCGCTTTAGTTGATAATACCGTATATAAATTATGTGAAACGCTTGTTTCGTCTTTCGCAGAAGAATATACCGTTTTCCAATTTTCCCCATCTACGGATTCTTCGATTTTAAAACGACCTTTATATGCTGTTCGTGTTTCCGCGTTTCCATCGCGATACCAAGCACTCAAAGTAATATAGCTCGGGGCTACACTGCCATTCGCGCGTTGCTTAATAACATATGATGGGCTTTCAAGAAAATATGTTCTACCCGGAACTCCTTGTTCTCCCTTAATCTTTGTCCATGAATAGGCACCGGGGTTAGTGCTATCGGCTTCCGTATAATCTGTATACTGCCCGATGTATTCTTTTCCAGTGCTATCAGATACATCAAAGCCCATCTTACCATCCGCGCTGTTTGCGTAAGCTACATGGAAATATGGTGTTCTTCCGTCTGTTCCAGGTTTTCCTGGAGATCCATTTGCCCCATCTGCACCTTTTACAAGCGTCCATGCATAATCATCCGGGTTAGTGCTATCTTGTAGTTCAAAATCAACATATATACCGATATATTCCCGGTTACTATCAGACACCGAAAAATCGGTTTTACCATCTGCGCTATTGGCATAAGCAATATGGGTGTAACTTGTTTTTCCATCTCGTCCAGGTTCTCCCGGAAGACCGTTCTTTCCATCGTTTCCCGCATAAATTTTTGAAATGGAAAATCTTTTGGTCACCGTCAAAGCACTAAGATAAGTTGCCCTAACATCTACCCAACCATCATCGGCTGACATCCCCGTTACCGTATATGTCTTTGCTGAATTGTTCCAGATTCCTGTTATACTATCTGATTTTGTGATTATAAAATTACAATCATCTGTAATATCTTGTGTCCCGTACATTACTACAGCATGTGTAATCACATCGCTTGGAAATGTGCCGTAATTTCCATCAGAATCAACAGAAACGCCCTGGTATTCATTGCTCAGTTGCAATGTCATGTTTTTGGCGAGAGCTGCCGCTTCCTGTGCCTGTTTCGCTGCCGACAATGCGTCCTCAGAATCTTTCAGTGCCTTTGTAACGTCCGTATCTTTCAGCTGTTTCCAATAATATCCATTGCCTTCATTTACAAAGCGGTATGCGTGGCTATCGCCATCGTAGTAAATGTCACCGACATGCTTGCTCATTTCGGTATCGTCCAGCCATTCATTGGCCGGATAATTGCTCAATGTAGGTACTGATGTTCCTGTCCAGGTATTTATATTCCCATCGATCTGCCCCTGCATACTGTTTAACAGTCCATCCAAAGGAGATGCACCAATCCTAATTGAGGATCCATCCATTATTAATTGATGTTTAGTTATATCGGCAGAAAATATAATATTTCCGCTATTATCACGAACCACCAAGGCTCCCGTCTTAATCCAGTCAGCATTAACACCTGTAGCCGTAAGGATTCTGGCAATCACATCACCATCAACCGTCATACCGCCATTCCAATGTTGTCCACCATCTGTAGATACCGCCCATGCTTCTGCGGTCATTTTCCATACAATGTCAGAATCGGATAGCTGTGGTTTGTTGTGAAGATAATAGATATTGCTTCCGTCCGGCTGTGTTTCCACTGTCGTGTATGTTCCAGAAGATTCCGCAAGGCGTTGTGATAATTCTTCCAGCGCTTTTTCCCTAGAAGTACGCTCATCTCTTAAGCTTTTTCTATATTCAGATTGTGCCTGTTGATTAAGGGTATATTGCTTCTGTTTGTTTCTTGAAACACTCTTCGCACTGCATTCTAATTGTTCAAAAGTTCCCGGGTTCAATGTAAGAGAAGTTAAATAACTCTTATGTTCTTCCCCATTCCTATCAGTGATTGTAATAGCATCCCCTGCTTCCAAAGCAATATCGGTTAGCGCGCTGGTTGTAAAAGGACGAAATTTTAATCCAACAGATCTTTCAGCAATTATTGAGCAAATCGTTTGTCCAGTCCCCGGTTGTATTAGCTTATTTTCGCTAATATCTATGATGTACCCCTCATCCCCTGATTGATATGTTTTAGCGTTACTTTCAGATGAATTGCTTGAATACTCCGTTACTTTTACTCCTGTTATTTCGAGATCGTATAACCAAGGGGTAAATCCGCTTGTATCTTTGGAGGTAATATTAGCTGGAATATTAGATTCTTTTTCATACCATCCGATACACAATCTACCGTATGCATCTGTTTTCGCCCACTGACAGCCCATCTGTGCCATCCATGCAATTACCTGTCGAAAAGTAATACTGCTATCATCTGGTCGATTCTGGATTACCAAGTCATCATTATCAAATCTGGTTGATTGCAGTGTTACTCCGCACACCTCACAAGCATCCTGGATGATTTGTAATCTGGTTGCCGGGTATGTCAGTTTGCTATCAGAATAATCACGGTCAAACAATCGCATGGAATCTTCACAAGTTAGGCTGATAATAGCTGTGTTCTGGTATGGGGCATCTGTTACTGTCATGGTACAGATACGGATTTTTTCAATACCAGTGGACAATTCAAGTCCAATATGACAAACAACTCTTGCTCCGTCCCAAATGTAATCTGTGTACTTTCCAGAAAAGTTGTTAATCTGCAAAGTCAGTTTATTTACGATAGCTGCACCAATATCAAAAGAGCCATTTTGCGATACTGCATCCTCAAATTTGAAGCCATTAGACCACAAGTCCTTGTCGGTAATGGATAATGTGCTTCCGTCCGTAAAGGTAAAATCTGCATATTTCAGATAGTTACGGTTCCCACTATTCTGTTGTTCTTTAAATTCCGTTGATAAATTTCGCATATCTTACCTCTCGATAAAGTCAAAGTTAAGTCCTTCCATACGTTCGTTGCCAACCCACCAGCACTTGAAAGGGGATTCCCGATCGCCAACATAAAATGTTCTGGTTTCGTGCTTATTTGCGGATAACAGGTCTGGATATGTGACCTGTATGTACTCTGGGTTTACCGCCTGTATAATCTTGCAAGCAGTGTCCCAATCTGGTCCATTCCAGCCAACAGTCAGTTTCCGTTTCTGTCCAACTCTATTTTTATGCATGGTCGTATCGTCTGTTCTGCCGGATTCTGCCGCCGATATATCCTGTAATCCCCATGTAAAAGAAGAAGGACAGGGCATTGCTACCCCATCCACTTTTAAAAATACTTCTGCCATATGCTAACCCTCATGTATTTTTACACACGAAAAAAGCGCCTACCCCGAAAGGTAAACGCTTTAAGATATTATGATTATATATCATAGCATATGGAGATGGTATAATTCAGTATATTTTGGTATCATTTATTGTCTTCGTATTCAACCATTGTCTTAACTACGCCATAAAGCATATTAATATTTTTTTCTTTTTTGATTTTATCAATCATCTTCAAAATCTCTTCCTTACGTGTCATTCTACAATTCCTCCCAACACTCTAATCAACTTCTGTTTGCGGTTATACTTCAAAATCTCGGAAATCTGCCCCATCATATCATCCATCGTCATGTTGCTCTTCATACTATTGCAACGCTTACACGCCAGTTGCAGATTCTTAATATCATTGGTGCCGCCCCGGGACAACGGCATAATGTGGTCGATTGTCATTTTCTTGAATTTGACAGGCTTACCGCATATCGCACATTTTCCGTTGCACTTGGCGTACACGCTCTTTTTCTGAAAGTCATTGAACTGGATTCTATTTGCCATAATATCACGCTTCCCCGATTAACTGTTTGGTAAAGAGATACATTCCCTTTAATTTTGACAGGTCTTTCAAATTGATAAGATTTTCAATGATTCTCTGTCTGTACATATACTCATCCAGAAGCACTAAGCACTCGTTGTTATCTGCGTTCAGTTCGTCAATTGTTTTCTGTAATTCAGCCTTTGTCATTTTATTTTCCTCCTGTGTATCCCTGTAAAAATCTAATTATGCGATTTCTACTCTGTATGCAATCATCATTTCTTTAATCACGCTAACGTAAATATCTTTCAGCCGCTTATTCTGCATAATCACGGACAGTTTATTAATCTGGTTAGTCTGTGCCTTGGTGCATCCTCTTTCCTCGGCTCTGGAAATCGCATTTCTAAGCTGCTGATCCAATCGGCAACCAGCTCTGTCCGATAATCTGCGGTAGCTTTCGTTTCTGGCGGCGGCATATTTATTTCCGAATGAGTAAGAGAAATCATCACTCTCGGCAATCTTTGAAATACATCTGTTTACCCACTTCTCTGTGCCAACATCGGAATCCGTTCCTTTAAAGGTATCAATGATGGTTTTCATGTTCTTCTCTTGTTGGTCGGCACGTTCCGCAAGTTTCTTCTGTTCCAGTTCAGTCTTGGCTACCTGTTGAAAAATCTGATTAAACATTTGCAGTTCCGGGGACAATTGATTAATGTTGATTGCTGTCTGCTTGTATTTCTCTTCCACTTGGATGAAATACTTGCGAACCTGTTTTCCTTTGTCGTTGCGTTCAAGCATTGCCATTTCTTTGGCAGTGTCAAGTTTGATGAGGTATTCAATCGTGTGTTTACTGCCTGTTACCTGCTCCTCAATTTTGGGGAGCAGGTCAAAATCTTCTTTTTCCTCGGCATCACACTCTGATAATCTTCTCTTTACCCATGTGGAAAAATCTGTCTTGACTGCTAAACTTTTATGCAAGTCTTTTCCGTACACAACTTTAATTCCTTTTTCGGTTTCATACACAGGAACTAATTCATTTTCAATAATCTTCAAATCTGCCATAAAAAATCTCCTTTCGGTGTTTACAATTACACCGAAGGGAGATATAATAACAATATCAACCACTTCGGTGTGTTGAGTGCTTAAAGGGTTCCGACTTTTCCAGGGTGCGGGAATCCTTTTTTATTTGTTTGCTTTTAACATATTCTTGATTTCGATAATTTCCTGTAAGATTTTATCCTCTTTGTCTGCACGAATATCTCCATCAATTAATCTGCGAATATAATCGTTTTTACTCACCCCCATTTCTTTTGCTTTCTCACCGACAAAATCAAGCTGTTCTTTTGTCAGTCTTAACGTAAATGTTTTAATACTCATTAGTAGCATTTCTCCTTTCTTGAAGTCATATTGACTTCTTATTTATAATATACCATGAAGTCATTTAGAAGTCAATAACATTTTCTATTTTTTTAGAAAACATATCAATCAAGGTTCTCGTCATTATGGCGAACACCTTTTCGCTAAAATTTTAGTAGAATTGGCTTCCACAAAATAATGGAGCCGAAATTTCGGCGGCTTATTCACTGTCGAATTTTCGACAGTGTGCGTCTCGTCTTTTAGGAAGAGTCGCAGTTAGCCGAAGTAAAATTGACTTTGGTGATTGAAGCATCCACTTTTCCGCATGAATGCGGAGTCACTAGTCATTGTGGCGAACCTAGGACAAATTGTCCGAAATGCTAACCGTCATCAAATTGATGATAGTTCAAAATATCAATCATAGAAGTAGGGTGCATCAAATTAGAAGCACCCCTATTAAAAATAAAAGGTGTCGAAATTTCTACGCCTTTTCGCCATGTATGGCTAAAACCCATATAAGCTGCTCAAATTTGTGCACCTTGTATGAATAAACAGTTTGCCATAGTAACGAAAGGTCAATTTGTCCGTTCGCTTCTCATTGCGAAAAACAGCTCCATAAATTTGTGGAACAGCTATTAACCGTCTTGAAATTCACGACAGTTTTTTACTGACGATTCGTCATTTTGATGAATCGTTATTTTTTTTCAAATTTCCTATTCCACTATCCGTTTTGGAGTGGTAAAATACAAATATCATACTGATTTAGGGAGGAAAACGCATATGAAAAAATCCAAAAAGTTACTGGCAATTTTTACCATTATGTTACTGATTGTCTGTATGGCAGTTCCAGTATCGGCGGCCGGTAAAATTAACAAGAAAAAAGTCACTTTGAAAGTCGGTCAAACATTGCAATTAAAAGTGACTGGAACAAAAGGAAAAGTAAAATGGACAAGCAGTAAGAAATCTGTTGCAACGGTATCTTCTAAAGGACGTGTAAAGGCGAAAAAGAAAGGCTCTGCTACAATTACTGCAAAGATTGGTAAAAAGAAATATACCTGTAAAGTTACTGTGAAAAAGGCTTCTAATGGCAATGGCGGTTTTGGTGGAAATCCAAATGCTAACAGCAGTGGTAAAAAGAATGTTGTTAGTTATCATGCAGAATCTACGCCGTATGGAGCTGTGGCAATTCTGGAAAACCATTATGATTATGCCGTTGATCTGACAGTAGAGTTTGTTTATTATCTGAATGGAACAATGGTTGGAATAGAAAAAGATTATAATTATGCATTTGCGGCACATTCAAAATGTGCACTTCAAGGCTGGAATCACGACAAGACCTGGGATTCTTTTAAGATAAATTTGAGAATTGAAAGAGCTTCAAATATTATAACAAATAACTCGGGAATTCATTATTCAGCCAATTTTGGAAATAGAAATGTAGTTGTAAAAGTAGATAACAATGGACGGAGAAATGCGTTTACCACTATTGCAATTGTATTTTATAAAAATGGTAGGATAGTGGGGTATGATGATCGTAATGCTGATGTAAAAAATCCAGGATCGACAGCTTATCTCGAATTTGATTTTCCATTTGATAGGAATTTCGAGGATATCATACCAGATAAATTTGAAGTATATGTAAATGATTCGTATACATATAGCTGGATGAATTAAGATAAAAGGCTAGGGAGAAATCCCTAGCCTAATCTTATGTCAATTAATGTATTCAACATCTACGCTTGGCAATGTAACTTGTTTCCCGAGAAGTGTTGTAGAATTTGATGTTCCGCTACAAGTTCCGTATACGGTTATCCAATCTCCTTCCAGGTAATGTGTTTCGCCATCCTCATATCGGTATGAACAATCCCATTTATTACCGTTTCCGTCAACGATATATAACGTATATCCCCCAAACAATCCCTCTAATGACTGGTCTATTGTTCCAGAGACAACACAATGTTTTTTATCGTAACTGTCTGGATTTCTTAATATATCATTATAATCTAACGTCTGGCAAAGTTCCTTGTATTCGTCCTTTGAAACTTCTTTTGAATTAGCAACTTCTTCTGTCACTACAAAATACTGTGATAAACTATCATCTGAAGCATTCTTTTTATAGCTTTTAGCTTCATCCCCTTTGGCAAATACCATACAATTCTCTAAATTTATGGAATCTCCCATAAATCCCCAAGAATCTACACTTGATACCGTTCCGAGAATAGCAACCACATCATCATCTTGAAGACCACTTTCATATTTTGCATACAATTTACTATCAGATACATTAAAATTACTCATCATGTATTTATCACCAATAGTAACTTGCACCTTATTGTCTTTAATCTCACTTATTGTTGCTACAGTATAAATTTTAGCTCCGCTCATATTGACTGCATATTTATATAAATCGCTGTCAGTGATATAAGAATATTCACCAGAATTAAATGTTTGTAATTCATCATCAAAAGTAATTGGAGCCACATTCTGTTTTTTCTCTTCTACTGTAGGAGTTGCTTTTTTTTCGTAACTATTGGATTTTTCTGTCTGTGTTTTGGATGTATCTGCTGTTTTCTCTGTTTTAGATGAATACCAGCCAATTAGAATAAACACAAGGCAGATAAAACCAAAATAGTTTGCGCATCCCCCTTTTTTCTTTTTCTTGGTAGCTGTCGGCTGTGGCGTATACTGTGGTTCTGGTGCAGAATATGTTTTAGGTTTTTCGATATTCTCAATAGTTGTTCTGGTCTTGTTTGCTTCTCCCCTGTCGCAATTATCCATTACACTCTTTTCAAGCATATACCATTCAACAACATATTGTTTTTTGAAGTACCGCTCCGCAATCTCTGTTGTAAATTCTTTTGCCTGTTCATATGCGGAAGAGCCTGTTGATAAGCAAATTTTGAAAGGCTTTGCGTATTTCGGAATTGAAAAAGCAACTTTCAACTGTACTCTCCCTAAATCGTCTGGTTCTTCCTTGTCATAATTCAATACAAAATCCATAGGATTTGCTTCAAGTAACAAATTTCCTTTGTAGTAAACCTCAATATTTGCTTTTGAAGCCTTGATTCTCATGGAATCTAACATCTCAATGTCGTATTCCTTTTGCTTCTGTGGCGGTTCCTGTGTTACATTCCCCTGTGTTATCGGGAATCCACAGTTCGGGCAACTTGCCGCTTTATCACTTATTTCCTTTCCGCATTCTGGACATTTAATCAGTGCCATAAATATCCCCCTCCTTAGTATGATACCCATATTGTACCACCTTGGGACGTATTCCGAAAGCCCTATTTCGCTTTTCTATCAATTTCCGCAGTTACAGCAAACAAAAGAGCTTCGGCAAATTTCGCGCCGACCGAATCAGCGTATTTATCGTGAATCCGGCTTGCTTCCATGGTGAGATTTTCCCACTTAGGAATATCGTCCTTTGAGATAAATGCATACTTCTTGTGGAGATTCCATATATCTTGCCAGATGGAAAAGTAAGTCTGTTTAAAGTCCATCAGCGTAAAGAACCCCATGATATTTCTCGAACCTATGCTCTTGCTTTATTTCTGGGTATTTGTTCCAATCTACCTTGCTATAAAACATCTTTGTTGGCCTGGCAAATAGTTCCTTACCGCCATACAAAGCTCTGTATACTACCAAATCTTCCCCTGTTTCTGTATGTCTGGCATATCCGATAAACTTATACAAATACTCGTTGTTGCGTGGCTCCTTGATGGTTTCTCTCTTAAAGTGCTGTACAATGTCTCCTGGTTCAAATAATGGTCTATACATTTTCTTTCTCCTCCTCACCCAGCTAAAAGAATATCTCCAGGATTAACTTCATGGAGTTTTGTTATCTCAACATCTTTCTTACTCTCCCCTTCCCAAATCAAGCCAAGGCTCAGAGCGATTCCTTTAGCTTCGTTTTCACTTCTGGCGCATACAAGCACATCATTAATACCCATATCGCATTCTATTCTCTTTGTTCTTGAAACCAAGTAAAGATTCCCGTTTATTTCCATGCTAACGTCCTCCATAATTTGTTGACTTCTTCGCCCGAAAATCAATTTTATTGGCTTATGCCTATATTTTATAGTGTGAGTGGTTTTGTAGCGGATCCGGTTATTTTATCGCAGTAATTCTTTATCAATAATCTGGAAATTTGCCCTGTGGATATAAAGAGCTTTTCCGTCAATCATTAACTTTGTCATTTTAGGTAGATCGTCCGGGATTTTCCAGAACACCTCGTCACCAGAATATGCGGCTATCGGTTGTCCAAGTTGAGATTTGATTACTACAACCCTGGATTTCCCAAAATAATTTTTATAATAATTCACAATCCCGGCTATGTATGTGTTCTCTGAAATCTTCCCGGTTGAATGGCTAATTATATTCTCCTGTGTAAAATCAACCTCTGGCTTCAATCCTTTTTGCTCAAAAATACAAGTATCACCACAGCTTTCAATTTCTTTACCGTCAATCAGAATTGTAATAACGGAAGATACGTCATAGCTGGTTGTTTCGTTACCCTCACTATCGTAGCCCTTGGATTTGGTTTTATTCCCGGCAATGTTGATCTTGTCCCCAGTGGTAGTCATAACCTTTTGACCGTAGTTGTCGTAGGTATAGATTGTGTAACTGTTTCCAGAAAGATTTCCTTTCACGTCATTCATGTAATCGTCATTCGCTGCACAGCCTGTTAGCCCTGTGATAACGCAAATACAGATAATGGTTGCCAGTAATACTTTAATTCTTTTCATAGTGTGTCCTCCCTGTCCTCAACTTTCATTAACAAATTTTTCCGTATATAGCCAGACATGAAATGCGAATAATGGTGATCCGTGTACTCACTAAATGAAGTGCCAAAGTATTCATCAATCACTTTCATGTATGTTTCAATCTCAACATTCTGGAAATAATCTGGATTTGGCCCGAATCCAAACTTGTCTAGGATATTATCCAAAGCGTCTTGATTGATTTTTATGTGCGGTTTTCTGGTTCGTTCTTCATACCTCTTGAAGAAATATTTTGATACTACCAAGAATCGGTTGGTTGTGTATGGGCTTGTCGTATATCCTAGTTCTTCAATCCGTACTGAAACCTGGTTCTTGAATGCAGACCAGTTAAAAGATTTACGGTCTATTGGAGTATATTGGATGTTCTCCTCGGTCAACATATTTTTGATATGTTGAGAATTGAACCACTCGTTAGAGTGGTATGCATTTTTCTCTTCTTCTTTTAACTCCGTAGGAGATGTAGTATCTGATATAGTATTTTCTGAATGATAATTTTTGTTAGTATTCTCTGGTAATGCTTCACCCGAACTGTCTTTGTGCATTTCGTCATTTTGTCTATGCCTTTTGTCATTCTGTCCAGATGCACATTGGCTATTTGTCTTTGGGTTTTCCTTTACTATACCATTTAATATGTTTTCAAGAACATCTTCATTGATTGAATACCATTTTGTACGGTCTCTTTGGTCTTTATTATAATTTCCAGTGATAACAATTCCGGAAGAAATTAAACTTTTAAAAGCTCTTTCTATAGTTTTTGTAGACCACCATGGGAAATTATTCTTTTGCCATTCTTCCATCGTGTTAAAAGTCCAATATCTTCCATCATAATAATTTCTTTGCAATTTTTCATTTATTTCAAGCCAGTAATAAATTTGGCGTAAAACAATGGCTTCATTTAGCCCTAATTTTACTGCTAAATCTGGTTTGATGATAACGCTTTCTTTGCTGGATAAAAAAAGATCTGATAATTTACCTTTCATATTAGATAACCTCCTTGTTGGTCGTAGGCACTCTCCGTATTGTGCCAGAATCCTTGATTTATAAAAACAGTGGACAGGCGTATCAAGGTTTACGCTTTTCGGCGGCCAACCTAGCCCACTGAATTTACCGAATTATTTTTCAAGAGTTACGTAACCGAGTTTTTCTAACTCATTTATCGCATTATCAATAACATTTATTTCTTCTTTTGAAAGATCATATAATTCCTTTACATTAAAATTATCTTTGCCAACACTCATCATTAAAGCATATATTCCCTTTGCTTCAAGGGAAATATTTCTATTATGAAGCACTTCTTTGCTTACTACACAATAATTTTTATATGACATGATATTCCTCCCAGAATTTAAGCTACTTCCAAATAAGCAATATCCTTGAACATTTCCAGACGCTTTTTGCAGTCCTTGTAAATGTCTTTGTAATGCTTGTTTTCGTCAATACCAGCCTGTATACAATGAAGAATAATATTTTCCGCAACAGTAAGGTTGCTTAACTGTTGTGCGGTTGCGTTATCTCTTCCAGAAACTCCGCATATTTTATTTGCTAATTTTGTATATGTAATATACATTTTGTCGGAATGTTCAGAACCTTGTAATTTTGCGTATTCAACAAGACTTTTCAAAACATCCGTTTCGGCTTTTCTGGTGAGTCTTCCTTGTTCTCTGGTTTGAATCCAATTTTTACTTTGTCGTTCAAAAATAAACTGCTGCATTAAATAAAACTGTCTGACAAGTTCTTTCTTAAAATTTCGTGTAATTTCACTATTTCTCAAATAAGTCATAAGAAGAGTAGCTTGTTGCTGATTTAAAATGTAAACCTTTTCTTTTTGACCGCTAGACAAAGGTTCCATTTCAAATCGAACCTTTCCAAAATCTTCAAAATCGCTCAAATATTTCTGTATAACAGCGGTTATCGAATGATGTTTATTGTTTGTCCCAACAGCTATTATTTTACTGCTTGTGAACACTTGATTATTCCTTACGCTTACAATTTCCATATGTTCTCCTTTCTTTCGCAACTGCATATGCAGGCAGGTTAAAATAAAAAAGAGCCGCCAAGTAAGATAAAAATTCCTCAAAATCGAGAAATATTAATTTCTTCTTAGCGGCTCAAAAATCAAGACCGTGTGTACTTCTTCATTAAAAAAATTATACCACACAATCAGCCAAAAATCAATATGCCGGGGATGGTTTGAAACGGCTATCCGTATCATTCTGGGCTTTTGTTACTGCTTTTGCAATCTCGCTTCCGTCTAGGATAATGCTGTTCATAATGTACTGCGGATTGTTATTTCCGCTGTTCATACTCATTGCCATTGCAACGCCCTGTGCTACTGCTTTTGCCATTTCTTCTTTTGTAAGTCCCATGCTTCCGTCCGAACTGGAAACAATGCTGTCTGCAATCTTCTTCATGGTTCGTGGATTTTCCAGCGGAAGGACGGCTTCAGAACCGGCTTCACCGATACCGATTACCTGTGCGCCGTTGAAAAGACCACCTTTGGCGTACCAATTAGGCTTGTAAACTGGTGTAGAACTAGTTCTTCCACCACCAAGATCATGTTTTCTCCACTCTGAAATATAATAAGTTAGAGTTGGTAAATGTACTTGTTTCATGCCATCAGCGAATGATTGAGCAGTTTCCCGACCAATTGATGTAAGATTAACATTAAATAGCCTTTTAATTTTATCCGAAATCCCAGACAAATTAGATTCTGTGTAGGTTTTCATTTTCCCAGTTTCCGTGTCAACTTTACCAGAAGCCTTTTCCCAAATCTGGTTTGTATTGATTAGAACAGAAGACCAATAGCTTTGAATGGTGGTCATAACCTTACCCATTATATCTTTGGTATCGGTATCCATGGTTCCGAGGGCTGTCGATACAGCACTTGCGGAATTTCCCCAGTTTGTTTTGGAGTTGGTTTCAACATCATCATTCGTGTTCTTTATCTTTGACCAAATGGAAGGCATTGTGCTTTCTGTGCTTTTTTTCATTCCAGCCATTGCCGTGCTTACAGCTGCACTGGCTATTCCAAAACCAGTCTTAGAGTTTGAAGAAATGGATTTCGTAGCTGTTTCCACTGATTTGCTCATTGTTGATGAAGATTTTGGAACATCTTCTGAAAAAGCTTTAATAACTTTTCCTGTGTCAATTCCCATCTCTGCCATTTTATCCATCAAGGCTTGGAATGCGGCTCTGGCTGTTGCACCAGATGATTCTTGTTGCTGAAGGACAGCACTTAATTCATCAAACTGCGTTGGAGTGATTACCGCTTGATTTGAAAGTCTTTCTAATGCAGATTTCGCATTATCAAATTCTGTCCCCATCGTACCGATATATTCATTAATATTACTTACATGAGAATTTGTAGAAGTATCGGATTCTTCCATTGCCTGTTTTAATGCTTGCTTAAATGTATCGGAAGAAATTCCAAGATTTTCAAGTGATGTTTCTACAGTTTGGAGCTGTCCATCAAAATCAAATGCATTGTCTTTCACATTTTTTAAATCACCGCCAAGACCGATAAATTTATCCCCGGAAATTCCAGTTTGGTCTTCAAGGATTTTTAATGCTTTTCTAACAACTTCAAAATCGTTGAATGCGTCAGCTGTGGAGTCTTTAAAGTCCATAGCTTTTTTTACCTGTCCAAGACCTTCCATGACAAATGCAGTTGCGCCCAAATTTGTTGCGTATCCCCAAAATCCTTGAAACTGTCCACCGGCTGTTTGTGCGACATCACCGAGATTTTTTATCTTTTCTGCAAGCGTAGTGAACCCACCATTTCCTGCCGATTCTGCCGCATCCCCTAAATCTTTTATTGCTTCTTTTGCTCCACTTGTGCCATCTCCAAGTACATCTGCTAATTTTTCAGCAATCATTTCAGCGTTTTTCTTTTCAGCTATTTTACTCGCAATATGTCCCACAAGTGAACCAACAAGAGTTCCAATACCTGTGATATTTGCTATTTTTACTGCAATAAACGCTTTTGTAAGCCATTCTGCAATATGTCCGGCTATCGGGTGTTTTTCCTCTAATCCATCAAACAATCCGTTTAATGCGCTGGTAAGACCAGTCAATAACAAATCAGCCGCAGTACTAAGTATTTCACCCCATGGTAATTCGCCAAGGAATGTTCCAACACCTTGTCCAAATTCATAGAAAGTGTCTTTTGTAAGCGTATTTTTCAACGCCGTACACAGGTGAGATATGAAATCTCCAAGTGCTTGTCCATTTTCTTTCCAGTTTGTTTTTTTCAAGAAAGTAGAAATTCCCTCTGTGATATTATTAGTAAGTTCATCCCAGTTTACAGTTTTGGTAAACGCAGTCAAGCTTCTAAACGCTCCATTTAAAATTCCAGATAAAGAATCTGCAATATCCTTCATGGAAATTTTGGACACAGCGCCATTTAAAGCTTTTCCAAGTGAACTACCAAGCTTATCCCAACCAGTTACACCAGCGCCGTCCTCTTCTGACATACGTTTTACAAATCCAGATAGCATTTTCCAGGAAATCATAAACTTATTTCCAAGCAATTCACCCAGATTAGTCCAGTTGATTTCATCCAGTGCGCCGATTAACCCATCACCAATATTTCTGCCGATTAATCCAAAATCAATACCGCCATCACCAATAAGCTGATTAAGAGTATTTACAGCTGTGTTGATTCCCGTCCCGATAGTTCTTCCAAGCAAGTCAAAATCAAGTCTGGTATTTAATGAATTGAATGCTCTTGTAAATGCGTCTGTAAACTCAGTTATTTTCGGGCCAACATTATTCCAATTAATAACTTCATATATTTTTTGCATTCCGACATTTATCATGTCTGCAATAGTGGAACCTAGTCCCTGCCAGTCTTTATTGATAAATGCTTTTCTGATTTTAGCAGCCCATTTATTAATTGGTGTTTCGTCAACAGTCAAAACTTCATCCAGTGAATCTTGTATTCCAGCAAAACTATCTGCTAAATCTCCAAGCCCAGAACCAAGACTTTTAGATGCAGTTCCAGAATTATCAGAATTATCGGCAAGCTGATTTAATTGGTCGAATGGCAATACAGAAAGTGCCTTTTTCAGTTTCTTAGCAGATGATGTAGCGTCATCAAGACCAGAAGATGCGTCATCACCAGCTGTTTCTATACCACCTAAATTAGATACGATATCACTAACTCCACTCTGCGAGCCTTTTAGTTTCTTTCCCATCAATACATACATGAAGTTGCGAAATGCATTTGCGGCTTGCATAAGCTTTGACATGAGCGCATTAAGTGCTTGAATAGCCGGGAGAATTCCAGCGATTAAACCTTGCCCGATTACTGCAGAAAGTGACTGGAAGTTCAGAGTGAGTAAACGAACCTGGTTCGCCCAGGTGCCGGATGTCCTGGCGAAATCCCCTTGTACATCGCCTGTAGCTGACATTAAATAGTTATATCGAAGAGCAACTTTTTCAGCTTGAGACATTGCATTATAAGATGTTGTAATTCCCCTTGAAAGAGCATAAGCCTCCATATTTGCAACGGATAAATTAATGCCCAATTGTCTTAAAGGCTCAATTTCCCCGGAAATTCCAGAGCGTATTTTCTGAAAAGCAGTATCTGTATCAATGTTGTAAAATGATGCAATATCCCCGGCTAATCCAGCAAGAGAAATTGACATTTTAGAAGCTGCATCTTGCGCAACACCAGATGATTTCATCATTGCCATCATGGTCCCAGAATATTGCTTTGCCGCCAATTCTGATAATCCAAATTGTTCTTTTGCTGTGGATGCAAATTGATAAGCTTTATCAGACATGCTTCCAAATGCAACATCTACAACGTTTTCGACCTCTGTAATTTGAGATCCTAAATTAACCGCACTTCTTCCAAAGTCAATGATTCCCTGGATTGCCTTAAATCCAACAGCAGTTTTAAAAAGTGCGCCCAGATTAAATGAAGCAGTTTTCAACCCAGAGCTACCGTTTCCAAGGCGTTGAAACCATCCAATAATAGTTTTTATACCACTGCCAATCTTTGAAGCAGTTTTGATTACAAGGTTCCCAAGACTTAATGTGCCAGATGATAACTTAGAAAATGCACTGGATATGGAATTGGTTGCAGTATTTACCTTACCGCCAGCACTTGCCAGCTGTGCTAACGCTTCTGTCATGCGGATAGTGTTCTCGCTGATTTTTGGAGCGTTTTCCATCACTTTGAAAAATTTCTTTGTTTCTTGTGCTAAAGTCTGTAACTGTCCTGCTGTCTGACTTGTTTTGTTTCCGGCACTTGCTAATCTTCCGATTGACTGTACAAATAAGTTAGTTGGTTCGGAAACATCCCCCACTCTGGACAGCGTTTTTATCACAGATTTTAATTGTTTTCCAAGCCCAGGAAGTGCAACTTCTACCTGTTTTGCCTTATCACCAGCATTTACAAGTTTCTGTAAAGAAGAAACAAAACGGTTGGTGCTGGAAGATACATCTGGGAGATCAGAAAAGCTTTTCATGGAATTTGCAATTTTATCCAAAGTAGTTGTGTCAAAATTATCCGTTTTGACTTCCATTAGCCTTTTGACTGCATTAATTCCTTGGATTACTTTTGAACCACTAAAATCAACAGTATTAAGAACAGACATAGAGTGTGCCACTTTCTGTATACTGTTAATTGTTTGCTGTGCATTTGAAGAATCAACTTTTCCAAGCTTTTCAATAGCTTTTGTTACTGAATTAATATTTTTAGTATCTATTTTGGGTACAGAAATATTCTGTAAACCGCTGATAGACAATAAACCAGACGCAAAATCTTTAAGTGATTTCCCGCTTCCATCCAATGCTGAAAAATTTACACGTGATATGCTGGTGAGTTGCTTTGTAAGACCACCAAGATTAGGTAAGGAAACTCTAACACCATTTAATGTTTTTATGGATGCAGATACTCTTCCTATTTCTCTGGCATAATGGCGCAATCCACCTGTATTCAGATTCTTAAATGAACTGTTTACGTTCAAAAGTTTTCTTGATAAGTTCTCAAGTGACCGAACAGCTTTTGCCGTACTACTTCTAACCTGTAAATCAAGGGTATCAATGGTGTTATCCGCCATTTTCAATTTCCCTCCTTTTTGCATAAAAAAATAAAGGGCAGACAAGACTAATCATCCTGCCTGCCCTCTTCGTTACCTATCTCGTCAAGTTTCGCATTTGCTTGTTTTACAAGAAGCTCAAAGTATCTTTCTTCTTGCTTTAATTCCTCTTCTGTTTTTTCATCATAAATCTTTTCTGGAAGCAATTCTTTTTTATCATCACTTCCAAATGGCTTTTGGGGGTATAAAACCTCGGAAGAAAGTGCACTTGCTATAGCAATTTGAACATACGCACCAGAAACCCAGGATTGATAATCAATCAATTTGCTCTTCTGATTAATTTCATCTTCTTTTTGGTTTCTCCAAGCTTTTAATCGAAGTTGAAACTCTTTTATGGTGCAATGAAGAAAGTCATGCTTGCTCATGCCAATTTTTACCGCTTCTGGATAAAGTTCATCCCAAATTACTTCTCTGTAGTTTTTTTCTGTTGAGTCACTGGTTTCTTCTTGGAAGTCTTGAACGCATCCTCCAGAAACGTCCCGATTCCGGTCAGATTGAAAAAATCGTCTTCCTCCATTTGTTCAATGCAAAGTTCAAGAACACCGTAAAAATTCCCAAATTCATCCTCAGAATGTTCTCGAATATAGCTTGCAAGAAGCCTTTTTGCAGTTGCAATATTCGGCACTTTTCCGTCTCCATCTGGGTGATCTCCGTGGTGTTCCATAAGCCCAGCATAAAATACTATAAGCGTAGTCTGCGGAATGTTTGCAACGCTGGAAATTATTTTAGAAACATCCTTTTCGTCAGAAGCTAAAGCAAGTGAGGAAAACAATCCAGCTATCTCCTTAACACAATCTGCATATAAAGAAGCCTCAATTGTATATTCCAGTTTATAATCGTTCCCGCTAATAGTTATTATCTTGTACATATCCTATCCTCCCAGTAATAATTACTCTTCCTCTGTTGGTTTGATTGCGGTATCAGCACCAACATACTCATTGATAGTCAGAGACATGGAAACTGTAAGAAGTCCGTTCTGGTCTCTGGCTGGTTTTGGAATCTTTGTTGGTGGCTCAATTTTGGTAAAAAATGCCTTTTGAAGAGAAGGGAAATACTCTTCATACCACATTGATAAGCCAGATGCCTTTCCAGTTTTGTATGCAGCAATAAGTTTTTCCCACTCATCAATTGTTTCGTCTGTAACGTTTACTGTTACATTGAATGTTCCACCTGTAGAACCACGTCCAGCAATTGTTCTTTCAATTTCGTCTTCCAGTGCAGACGCATCAATCGTCTCTACATCAATGGTAATTTCGTCAGAAGCGTTGATTCTGTGAAGCATTATAAATTTTGTAGGCTTAGTACCAGCCACTGTTTCAACGGCATATCCAGTAAGAGAACCAACTGTAGATACACCAGCAATATTGCCTTTTTCTGCCATTGCTATATCTCCTTTTCTTTCTATCAAACTATAAACTGGCTCTATGACTCTCTTGCACGTAACCCTGTGCCGGGAGATAGCGGATCACCGCCTTTCTACTCTTCTTTTCCAGACTGCTTAATAAGCTGATTTACATAAGTACTTAATCCAGCAACGATAATTCCTTGTGTAATTGCAGTAAACAGCGCCATTGCAGCTTCCTGTGAACCGGAAACTGTAGATGTTGCAAAAACATAAAGACCGCAAATTAACACACCAAGAATTCCTAAAATCATTGGAATAAATTTGTCAGAAATATTCTCTGACTTTTTAATCATTGCCCCGATAAAATAAAGAACTACAACGACAATAAGTAATTCTGGCTTTACATAACTTAAAATCTGATCCATAATCTCACCTCGCTTTCGTTTTAAGCATAAAAAAAGAACGTCTATGCGTTCATTGGTTTCAAAGTAATTTTCCTGTATATATCCGGCTGTATCGGCTCACAAGCTTTTTGATTCCACTGTCACCAAAAAACATAGGTTCCGGGCCATATGTACGACGGAATCCCATGCTCACCATAGCTTTGTGACTTATCTTGTCCAATTCATACAATCTGGTTAATGCTTTACTCCCAGATGTGAAGCAATTTACTTGAAATGATGGCATTGTTGCGCATTCATCCCCTTCAAGGTCACCTCTCGTAATTGGATTTCCAAGCATATAAAGCTGTGCATATGCTTTTTTGCCAGAAGCATTTGTCTCGCTCCCATCCATGGAATAATTGTCTGCGCCAGTAATCTTAGAAACAGCCGCTCCCCACCTTGAAAAAACTTCCAATACAGGGGATTCTATTGTGTCCGGCATATCTGTCACCTCACAATAAAAAATGCGCCCACCTTTATGGTGAACGCATTGCATGTTATGCTACAATTTAACACTGTAATCATAACATAATTGGTTAGTATCATTCAGTATATTATGGTATCTTCTTTAAGAAGAGAATACCTCTTTGGCAATTTTGCGAACAGCAATAATAACGGCTTGTTCTGCGTGATACATAGGCATGTACGCTCTATTTCCATATGAATGGCGTGTTTCTCCACTTCTTTCGTCCGTATACCACCATCCATAAGGTGAAAACGCATGGGTTTGTCCGGGGTATGTACCTACTCCGTATTCAGAACCAGATGGCAGAGGGTAATTGTTTGAACCATATGTGATACCAGCTGAAAATTCAATGAATAACACTTTATCACCAGACAGTCTAACAGATGCACCTGTAATGTCACCGTTCTTATTATAGATTATCTCGGTGTAGTATGAACCTTTCTCTTCGTCCGGGATGGATTCCATTGTGGTCTGAATTACTTGTAATCCCTCTTCGCACAATCTCTTAACAAAAAGCTCGTTCTTTCTTTGTAAATCTTTCTGGTATGCCTTTAATTCATTAATTGCATTACGAATTGATTTCTGCGATAAGGTACACTTTATCGTCTTACCCATCTTCATTCCCTCTCTTGGAAATTCCGTATCTAGCAATATTGCCTTTTTGTGTGTCTAAAATCTTCTTTAGCGTGTAATCTGGCAATACTGTAAGTTCTCCATTTTCATTCAAAATAAGGCTTCCGTCCTCGCTTATTTGTGGAATTCTATCTATCCAAAATATGTCCGCTTCCTGTGGATGAAAATTTCGATTAAAGCTTGTAATGTACCTGTCGTAATCTGGCACTATTCCGGCTGCGATTTCTTCTGGTGTTCCGGCGGTAGATGATACGGAAAAAGAGAATATAACTGGCTTCTCATAAACTTTAATACGGTCTAATCCTTCTGTTTTTTCAGTAATTCGTGACCAATATACTTTTTGCTTTTGGCGAACTAATCCTCTCATGCAATCATCCTTTCCGCTCCAACAGGAGCTACATATGTGAATTGGTTTCCCAAAATATCTCTGGCTGTTCCAATCACGAAATGGCCGTAGTCTGCCAGAATATTGCATACAAATTCCTCTGCATCAACCCAATATCGTTTTTTAATCATACGGTGAAGCTCTGGCAGTAAACCATAGCTGAACATCACACAGTGTCCTAGCTCATGGATGAATACACGGTTCAAAAGTTCTCCATTTAGATTGTTTACAATCGAAATTGTCATTGTGGAGTAATCAGATACAGCAAGTGTCCTCTGCCCTGTGCGGTCAATTAAAACATCATCTTGTGATGAAACAAACTGCACTCTCCATAAATCCCCATTCATGTAGAATTGTCGTAGCATGGTTTATCACCATCCTTTCTACGAAAAAAACCCCTGCCGCATTAATTTGCGACAAGGGCTTAATTCATTTATTGCTCTAGTTCATCTGCTGTACAAGTCTGGTCAGGTCAGTTTTCATTGACTGTCTGAGAGTTGCATCTGCATCAGACCACATTTCTGTGAGATTACGGATAATGTCAGATGTGTACTCTTTCATGGAATCATCCATTTTTCTTTTGGATTCCGTGTCTTTGGAATCATGATAGTGCCTACGATTCTCATCGTATCTATCATAGGATTCGCCATATCTGGATTTCTTCCGATTCATGTCACCCATTTCCATATCACTACGGTCTGGATGATATCCCATGCGGTACATATTGTGCTCAAATTCTGGATTGTTTAAATACTCATCCATCCAGTCATCATCTTCCATGTACAGATATGGTCTATAACCTTTTCTGGTTCCCCTACCTTTTGGAGCGAAACGCCCATTTGAATAGCGGTAACGGTCATATCCCATGCGTCCAAGATACTTTTCTTCCTGTTCGCATTCATCCATAGCTTCCACGATTCTGTAATCTTTATCTGCACAAACCGCACACTTTACTGCTTCCATGCAGTCTTTCAAATCGTCCCAGTCTTGAGCACTGAGATTATCAAATCCATGTGTTTTGGCTTTTTCCATGGCCCATTTTCCCATTTCCATTGCTGTCTTATGCATTCACGATACCTCCCCTCTTCACAGCCTGTACAACATTTTCTGCTGTTTGGGCTGTACCATTGATTGCAGTCAGATTGTTATTCGGACTACAAGCCGGATTCCCTAACATTTTGAACGCTCCACCAGTAGCGCTTGTTGCAACTCTGGTTGCATATTTTGTTCTGGTTCTGACGCCACATGCTGTTACCTGTGCGCAACAACGATTCTCCAATGGATATAAAGTTGTTCCTGTTCCTATCTGAATCATTACTGGGGCGGTAATTGTGGTTGTATTTGGAATGGACTGTGCTAAAACAATGCAGTATTTTTCTCCATTATTGTAGCTTCCTTCCGGGATAGTAACCACAAGATTTCCACCTGTGAATGCAATTGCAGTAGACAGCACAAGGTGATTGCAAAGCTTACAAACATTCTTACATGCCATATTTTTTACCTCTCAATCAATAAGAGGTGAGCCGCAACCCACCTCTTAGAATTAGTCAACCTCTAAGGGTGAGTTCAACAACTTTTGTTACTTTTAAGATAAATAGTCAGGGATATTCATTCTAGGGCTAGAATTTCCAGTTCTGTTCTTTTTACCAAATAAGCACTCTTCCGCACTCCATCCGGCATGTACCCTATACGCAATGGTTTCTTTTCCTATTCCAAGTTCTCTACTCCACTGAGAAATTGTTTTCTTTTTCCCACCGTACTCTAAAAATACGCTTCTTCTTTTGTTGCTGGCTTGTTCAAACCCAGTAATCCAGCAACAATTTTCGGGACAATAATTTCCATTTACGTCTTTTCTCTCAATGGTTAAGTCTTCTTGATATCCATTCGCATAAGCCCATTCTCTAAACGGCCAATATTCTTGCCACTCATCACACAATTTAATTCCACGTCCACCATAGTCTTTATAGTGCGGGTCATTTGGGTTAGTACATCTTGTTTTAATCGAAGACCATTTTTTATATAAAATTCCGGTTGATTCTCCATGACAGTTTCTACTTTGTTTTGAGTAATAACTTCGCAAACATCCGCAAGATGTACTTGTTCCCCTCATTAAATTGTATTGATAGCAATTGACATCATTGCCACAGTCGCAATGACATTGCCAATAATTAGAACGATTTTTCCTGCCTATTTTCTTTACTACGGTCAATTTTCCGAAACGCTTTCCTGCCAAATCTTCCGCTTTTGGGTGTAAACATCCACAACTTTTTGTGTGACCATTTCTTAGTCTAGATGTGTCTACGATCACAATATTGCCACAATCGCATTTGCATTCCCATAACCTATGTTTCCACTTATTGGTTCCTGCGCTAGATTCAACTGTAAGTTTCCCAAATTTTTGACCTATTAAATCTTGATTAACCATGCACCGTTCCTCCTATGATAATTTTATTATATCATAATAACGGTACATATTCAATTTTTAATTTAATTCAATGATAAAATCAGCAACAACCGTTGTTTCCCCCACATCCACAGCTTCCATAATATCCATACAAGTTGCTTGCCGGATATGCAGGAACCGGAAGCGGTGCAGTGCGTCTGAGAATTTCTGCTGTATTTGCGTTCATAGCCGCCTGTAATACCGCATTCTGGTCGGACTGTGAAGCCGCCAGTTTAAGTGCCTGATTCTCTGCTCTGAGGTCTGCTGTCTCTTTCTGGCAAAGATAATCAAGGATTGCTCTTGTGTTGCTATTCTGATTTTCCAGAAGGTCTCTGGTGTTGTTGTTCATTGTGTTCTGGAGAGCACAAGTGTTGGTAGCCAAGTTGTAGTTGATACCCTGGATAGCTTCTCTGGTCTCGCAGCAACAACTTGCTAACTGAGACTGTAATGCATTGGTATTCTGCATACCGGCTACAGTATCAGCATTGATTGCCTGCTGAACGCCGTTGAAGCCTTGAAGCATTCCAACGTTCACGCCATTGAAGCCACTCTGCATGGTATTGTTAAGCGCATATGTGCTATCGCAAATACCCTGCTGAATACCTCTGATACCATTCTGAATATCATTCAGAGCAAAGCTCTCATTGATATCCGCTCTGGTTGCCCATCCTTGGAAACCTGCACCATTTGTACCGTTTCCACCATTGCCGCCCCAGCCGCCAAAGCCGCCGAAACCGCCCCAGCCAAAGATTGCGAAAATAAGGACAAGCCAAATAAGGGAAAAACCATCGCCGCCCCACATGTCGTTTGCACGGTTATTAGAGCCTGTAGCGGCTGCAATGTCGCTAAGACTATAATTTGAACCATTCATCATGTTTTTAGTCTCCTTAAATTTTATTTACAATAGGAGACATCCGCGGCTGTCATCCCAAATTGTAGCGATTCTAAATCACCCAATTATGGGGAAGTTATTTCATCCCTAAAAATTTTTCTAAAATTCCTTCGGGAGAAAAATTCTTTTCTTTAAATATATTTTGCTGGACTTGGTGTAGTTGTTCTGTATCACCATGTTTGTATAAATCAAGAGCATTTTTTAATGTTGGATTGTTTCCAGCAAATTTGCTCATATCGTTCATCATATTATCAACGCTTCCGAACCTTTGAGAAATCATTTGCTGAATTCTTTGTTTCATTATTGCGTTTGGGTTGAAATTCATCTCTGATTACCTCCCTTCTGTGTCTTGGGCGGTTCAGATTGTATTGGCAATAATTCTTTAATTTCAGAAATTTCAGCATGAACATCATCACGAAGTTGGTTGATCAGCGAAACAATATCAACTTGATTTGTGTTATTGCTTTCTGGTTGTTCTCCTTCATTTACAAGTCTATAAGTGAAAATTCGGCTTCTGCCATCTGCCTGTAACTGTTTTCGGTAAACTTCTGTACCGTCAGTTTTTGGATAATAGACAGGGTTTCCAGACATATCTACATCTTTTGCCTTTACAGTATCAATGCCATCAACCATCTGTCCTTGCAACATGGGGATTTGTGGTACTTGTGGCATTTGTTGTATTGGTTGCTGAATCTGTGCCTGTCCGTATGGCATTGCCTGCTGATAACTATTCTGCAATTGTGCTAATCTATCTTGATACGGTTGTATTTGTTGAAATGGTTGTGCAAAATACGGATTACCATACTGCATATCTCAAACCTCCCTTGTTTTTATAACTATATTTTACAATAATAAGAGGTTAATTAACACGCCATGATAACGCCATAAATACGCCATTTTCTATGAATACAAAGAAAAGCCCCGACAATACATCGGGGCGACTTTCATAATTTTCTTCTTTAATTTTCTGTTTATGCGGTCTACGGTTCTTGTGCTGTAGCCCATGATTTCTGAAGCTTCTGCAAGTGTTTTTTCTTCGTAAACACGCAATCGGAATAACTCTTTTTCTCTGGAATCAAATCCAGCTTCACGCAAATAGAAGATTCTTTCATCTTCTGAAAAGTCTTTATAATTATCCATTCCACCGTCCTCCCTGTTAGTGGAATCAATATTACACCGGGAAAATGCCTTTAAGGGCAAAGCCTAAAACAATACCAATTATGCCAGTTATGACATAAGCAATAATTTTGTCCTGTAATTTTCCTGGCTTTTCCATGAGTGCTTTTAAATTGTCGTTCATTTCGTCAACTGTATCTTTGATGTGTCCCAGATCGTTGTTGTATAAAGCAATTTTCTGTTCCAGCGCATTGATACGATTAAAAAAGCCTTCATCCCTTTTGGAATGCTTTTCTTTCATCTCATGGACGGCACTTTCCAATTCTTTCAAGCGGTGTTCGTTGATACACTCGTGTTCACATCCCATCGCTATTCCTTTCCATCACTCCCATTTTTAAGATATTGCTTCTACCCACCTAATTTGAAGCACCCCTGCGATACGTGGGAGGATTGACGTATCACGCACACACCATCTTAGAATCCGATAAATGGAAATACACCATGATTTACATAGATTTCAGTTTCGGAAGTCCAATTTCTGTTTACAGAAGATTCGGAATGTGATCCTTGGAATTCAGCTCCCTGTTTCACCAGAAAGAAAAGAGCCAAATCAAATATGCAATCATAGCAGTTTTCCATATCGGAATTTATTTTCTCATCACTGTAGGATGAAGGATAATTCCTTTTCTTCTTAAATGAACGAATAGCCCTCTCTGCTGAAAGAGGAATCATCCTCGCTGTTTCTGCATCATCTTCAAGATAATTTGTCAAATCTTCTATAAGCTGTTCGTCCATTTAATCACCTACCTTTGCTGAGATAAAATCTCTGATATTATTCCAGCCTTATTAGTTGCTGTCAGGGCATAGCCGTTATCACTTGCAAGTTGTCTTAACTGTGATACAGTCATATTAGACAACTCGCTTTCTGTATACTTATGTGTCGATTCGTCATAAACACTCGCTACAGATGGTGACTGGCTGTTTTCATCGAGACTATGCCCGGTTATTCCCCCGCCTTGGTACCGATAACGATACCGCCGTTAGCTTTTGGTGCAACAGGAACAAACATACCGGATGCTTTTGTCCATACTGCAACTGGGTCTGGTGTAGCCCACATGGAAAGAGTAACAAAGGAACGATTCTCTTCCTGGATAAACTGTCTGTATTCAAGTTCTTCTGGTGTTACGCCCCAAAGACCGGAACCAAAGGAACCATTTGCATTTGCTTCATACAGAGTAAATACATCTTCTTTGAAGTATCTTCCTGTTTTCAGAGTTCCGTCTGCTTTTCTGTAACGATATTTTTCATCGCAGCGATCAATTGTGATTCCGTACTCCTGCATAAGCAGATTTGTAAGCTCCTGTTTTGTCAGAAGACGTTTGTTTGCAGCTCCAAGAACCGCGGTCTGCATTGCAGTATTGCTTCTCATGTAGTTAATCATTTTAAGAGAAGTAAGAGCTTTGTTTACCACGAAACCATTGTCTTCTGCGACGGCAACCATCTTCTGGATATCACCCATGATATCTGCATCCGGTTTAGACCAGTCTGTCATTGTTACTTTTGCACTGGACGGTACGCCGTAATCAATGCTCATATCCACATGATTTTCCTTGATTTTTACAATACCAGTGGAAAGGAACTGGCCTTTCATTACATTCGCCCTTGCGACTACGCCCTCAAAAAGATTGGCTGCATCATCAAATACGAATTTTTTGAGATTATTGTCATCTGGAACACCATTTTCAATCGCTTGCTGTAATCGCTCAGACTGATTGATTTTTCTCTTGATGAAAAGCTTCTCGGTCAGTACCTTTTCAAAACCAGGTCTGGAACCAATTTCTGCTTCGGTATCAAGTGCATGAACAAAAGCTACCTCTGGCAGTCTTTGTCCAGCCATAAGTCTGTAGTATTCAGCTTTCAAATACTGTGTTTTTGTATCTGGGAAAATGGTACCGAGGATACCAGGTCTTTTTACATCAAAGCTCTGGGAGAAATTAAGTCTCTCTTCCTCTGTGATTGTTTCTAATACATTAAATGGCATTTGTCATACCTCCTTAAAATACTGGGTCTTCTGTGACTACAAAAACAATTCCTGCTTTTTCAAGCTCTGTTTTTGCAGTAGTGTCAACTGTTACTGGAAGTCTCTTTTCGAGAACACGGCCTGCGACAATCACGGAAATTGGTCTCTTGGTATCATCTGTCATATCAACATCTTCAAATACAATGCCGATTGCGCCTGTCGCATTTGTTGGATATACGGAACCTGCTTTAATAATTTTCTTAGTTCCAACTGTTTCAGCATTTGTCTGGTCTGCTGTGTAGGTTTTAAGTACAAGTCCGACCTCGGATTCGAGAATATTTGGAGTGGACTCATACTGCTCTGTTTTCATAAAAGCCATTATTTATATCTCCTTTACTTAAATATTTACAGGGGCGTTATCGTCCGCTGATTTAGTTTCCTGGTTCATTTTTGCTGAGTAAGCTTTTGCAAATTCAGCAGCATCGCTTTTCACTGTAGGTTTGCCGCCGCTACCACCACCCGGATTCGGAGTGTTTTCTAATGCTTCTTTCTCCCAAGCTGCCTTTGCGGTATCGAGTGCTGTTTTATTTGCTTCGGAAACTCCCTTAACAAAAGTTTCGACTTCTTTCATTACATCTTCTGGTTTCTCATACGGTGCAGATGCGTATGCTTTAATAGCACTCGCGTATGTTTCGGTTGAAAGTCCTGCATTTGCGAACATAGAAGTAATTTCACTGGTAAGGGCTTTTTTGTTGGATTCTGCAAGCGCAGCTTTCAAATCAGCTAACTCCTTATCCACTGCTTCCTTTTCTTTCTTGCGTTCAGCTTCTAGCCGTTCTGCTTCGGTCATGTTCTGCTTTTTCAACTCTTCCAACTCTTTTTCCAGGGAATCTGCTTTTTCAGCTTTTTCCTTCAGAGAAACATTTTTGTCTTTCTCTTTCTTAGTTTCAGCAGAAATAGAATCAAGAAGCTTAGAAACCTGTTCCTCGGAAGGTTCTGCAACTCCCATACCGATAAGTGCCTGTTTTGCCTGTTCTCTTGTCATTGAAATCTCCTTTCTTCCAGTCCAATACGCTTTTTCAACACGGTTCGCTCCGCACATGGTCTGTACCCGATTTACGCTCACGGGCTGTTGCAATTTATTTGATTTTGGGTATTAAAAAAGAAGCCTTAGATTTCTCTAAAACTCCTTAAATAATCGAAATTTGGTTCATTCTTCGTTAGATGTAGAATTTGCCATTGGTTCTGTTTTGGACGGATTTTGAAACTTTTCGTCAAGTAATTGCTGTGCTTTCTGCATTTCCGCTTCCGGGTCTGCCAGTTCCGGGTAAATAGTTCCCAGATACGGTAAACTCATTTCGTAGACTTTCTGCGGATCACTGAAAAGCCCACAAGTAATCAATGCAATAAGCGGATGAATTTTATTTTTGAACAGATAATCAAGTGCTTGTGCTTTTACAAGCATATTGTCTGTTGGGTTTCTGGTTATCTTAACGTCAAAATCTCGGGTTGAGATATTAACATCATTTGATGTGCCACGGATAATATTCAGAATAATTCTGGCAGATTCCTTTTCAGCTTCCTTGGTGAATGCTTCTACCAATTTTGCATCTCTCTCTGCAAAATCCCATCCATTACGAAGGTATACGGCATTTCCTGTATCCCCTCCGCTGTTGCTCTGGCGGTTTGGCATTGCTTCTACAATCAGCATGTTATTGTAGATATCATCCTTTGCAACCTGGCTCTCTGATTGATTCAGTTCCGCAGTCATCAGCTCAACATCTGACTGACAGCCGTTTCCAGTATCTTTAACAGAGATAGCACCAAGTTTTACCATCTTTAAGAATTCGTTTTCGTCTACCTCGCAGTTTTTAAATTTCATAAAGGCTTGTACAAACTGTTCCACACCATTTAATCTATCAGACTGATATTTGTTGATTGCATCAAATAAGGTAATTGCAATTTCAACATCTGAAAGTCTGTCGTGATTATTCGGGCATTCAACAATAGGAATCCCGCCAAAACCATTGATGCCGTAGTTAGTTACTTTTCCATTCTTGATTTCAAAAAACTGGTTCTTTGAATAGCACAAATAATATTGCTGTTCATCTTCATCTTTTAAAATCTGCACGGAAAGCATTGGTTTCCCATTTCTCTGTGAGTATACAATGTAACAATCACCTGGATACGGAATGAAGATTCTAAACGGTGGTAAATCTCCGTTTTTTGTCCAGTCCTCTTCTTTCAGAATAGCCTTATAGGAAGTTCCTGTTGCGCTCTGGTATATTGCCCTTTGGATGTTTCTTGCATCTGCATTGGCTTCATCCAAATAGTCATTCAGAAGGTCAACTTGCTCATTTATTTTTTTATCTGCATTTTTCTTTTTGCATACATATTGGATTGGCTCTCCACAAATCTGTCCAGCTTTAAATTTCACAGTTTCAAATGCGTGATTTTCAACCACTCTGTTATTGACTTCTGGACGGACTATTTTGTTTCGGTATAATATCGGCTGATCGCCTTTCATGTACCGATACAGATAATCAATTAATGTTCGATTTCTATTATGTATGCCAATAGTGTCTGATACTACTTTTACTACATTTTGTGGAGTGATTCGGTCAACGCCTGTGTAGGCTACTTTTCGCCCGAAATCACCTCGGCATAAATCTACAAAATTCATTGTATTTCTCACGAGCCGAACCATCCTTTCTACAAAATAAAAAGCACTGGATATTTCAATCCAATGCTCTACTTTATATTTTACACATATTGGTGGTATCATTCAGTATACTTCGGTATCATCTTTCAAAACCTTTTATCTTTTTTACTTCTGCCAAAGCTTTTAAGTGTTTTTTCTTAATATGTATTTCAGAATATCCCATCTCATCTGCAATACGAACCAATGATTTGTACTCAACATAATGCTTAAATAGTATGTCGTATAGTAATGGATCTTCAACCTGTTCTATAGTTCGGACTATTTCTTGTCTTTTTTGTAAAAATTCAGATATCATTTCTGAAATCTCTTCTCGCAGATCAAATATCTTCGCAATCATATCTCCCATCGGATCACGTTTCACAGAAGTTTGTACCTTTTCTCCAACAGGAATTGCAGATACACTTGTGGAAAGAGAACTGAGCTGTTCTTCTTCGATAAGCTTGTTTTTGATTCTGTTATCATAATTTTCAATCTGTCGTAAATATTGAGTTGTAGTCATCATACTCTATCTCCTTCCCCACATAAAATTTTTGGTTGCTTTTACTTCTGCAAATCTTTTGCCGGCAAGCGTTATTGCAAGCTGCGTAACTCCATCGGCAGCGTCATCATGTTCATTATCACCAATATAAACGAATGTAGTTAATTCATCCATAGCCTTTTGATACTGTTTATCTTGATATTTCGGAGCCAAAAATATAAAATTTTGCTTAACATCCCCGGAATATTGATTTATTTTTTCTTTTTTTGCTTGTTTTGAAGGTGCTTTTGTACTTGTCGTGCTGCAAGCGTATTTATGTTCTTTCAAGCGTTCATTTACATAATAGGCATACATATCTCCACCATTATTTGCTTCAAAATTGATGGATTGAATATTATTTCCCATGATTCTTCCAACAACTAATGGCAATGTTCCTTCTTTTGGTGCTGTGCTAAAAATCCAATCATAAATATATACATCTCCATTTTCATATTCTGCACCCACTGGCATTGATAAGCTATCGCCACCACCCCACGCAACATCGCAAGCAGAAACATTTTTAACAAATCCACCTTCTGGGAGAACGCCGTTATAATATCTCAATTCGTCAGCTGCAAACACAATTCCTTCACGCAAGAAGGGCTTTTGCTGATATTTGGCTTCCCATTCGTTAGCGTCTAACCTAGCTTTCATATCAACATAATATTTTGTTGAAAATCCAACGCCATACTCATAATCGAAATTGGATTCACCATCATCGTTCAAAGCTGGAATTTTTCTAAACCGATACATTGGATTATCCCGATTTAGCTTCTCAATCTTTCCAAGAGGATCATATAAATTCCATCTGGTTCCAACCATAAGTTCTCTTGCACCATCAATCTTACGGTCAACCATCTTGTTTAGATATTCTTGATATGTATTTTCCAATCGGGTAGGACTTAATGAATGTTGCCTATCTCTTACAAGGTCATCCACATACAAATAACCATCGGAAGAAATATCAACGGCACCCGTCCAAGTTCCTTCAATACCACGGCAAGTCATTGTTGCAAATCTATCTGGCTTGTCCAGGTTTATTTCAAAATCATCAGCACTTTGTTTTTGAAGTTTCGACTGTGGAAAAATTTCATTGTAGTTGTATTCCTGTGTATTAATGAGACTAAGAAGTTCTCCGTAAAATCCTTTTGCCAGTTTTCCAGAATGACCGCCCATTGCACTGTGACTATTCGGTCTTTTACCCATTATCCAAGACATAAAGAAAATACACATAGTAGATTTTCCAACACGGCTTGGAAGCGATAAACCGTAAAACTCTATCTTTCTTTCTTCCAAATCTTGTAGGTCTTGGGCTACCACATGTAGTGTTTTTCTTCTTGGAATATAAAATTTCTTGCTGTCCGGTCTGTTTTTTTCCATATAAAGCAAGTAACTTTCAAATAAATGTGGTGCTTCCAGTAACAAATACTGCCAGTATATATCGTCAAAGTCACCACTACCAGTTAATGCAGCACACTTCTCTGCTATGTTATGTGAGTATTGACTTACTTTCATAGCCATTTTCCGTGCTTCTTGGTTCTTGTTGAAAGGAAGGTCAATATTCATATTTAAAAGCAAATCAAGGCAATCTTTTTGGTTCTGATAGATTGTCATGTCCCCATTGATAATCTGATTTAAAACTGCCCGATACCATTCAATCGAGCCTTCTGTAATTTTTCCCATAAAAATAGAGCCAGACCTCCTTTCTTTTTAGGATTTAGTCTGGCTCTCATGTGGCTCTCTTGACTTTTCTTTTTATTTTTTTGTATTCTAAATATTTTTAAAAACTATATTTTTCACAATATCTACAATTTTCTAATCCATCCGGTTCTGGATGTATACACGGAATGTTCCTTAATTTGCACCATACCATTTAATCACTTGACTTTCTGCAAATTTCAATAAAATCTGGCTTACTAAGTTCTTTCAGCTTGTTAGCATATTTTGGAAATTCATGTGTATATATCGGATGACCTAAAAGTTTTTCTGCGTATTCGTATGCAAGTTTTCGGTCATCCCCTGTAAGCATACAAATTCCTGTATAGGTTTCAATTACTACAGCTTCTTGTTTTGTCATACATATCCTCACTTGATAAAATCATCTTTTTAATTCCGAAAAAATATTTTCAATTACTTTCCACTCTGCGAATACTGCCATGAGCAATAATGGTACTGCCGAAAACCCCCAATGATTTTCAATCATCATTTGAATTGTGGCTATCAAATAATCTGCTACCCACTTGAATATAATAAAATTAGTGATTATACAACATATCTTTCTGATTTTATTCATACATTCACCTCAAATTCTTTCTTACAGTTGCTTCCCTTGCATTTTAATTTAAGATGCTGAATCTTTGTGTTTGGGCTAATCAAAAGTGCTTTCTTCTGGCAAAAAGGGCAACAGGCGTATTTCACTCCATTGATATTCCGTATTAACGCCTGTCCATTCCATGGTTCTGGTGGATTCATGTATTCAGAAAAATCTATCCCTTCGGATTCTAATGCTGATTTAATGCTCATTTATTTTTTTCTTACTCCTTTTCGCCCTGCAACTCTACGCTCCTTTGGTTCCCCGTGCATCTTTTTTCCGTTGTTTGTTAGGTATATTCCGTATCGCATCAATGCTCTGGTACTTCCAGTGTTGCTCAACCAAGCACACATAAATGTTTCAAAAGACATATCAGTTCAACCCATGAACCTTTCTTAGATTTGCATACCGGTCAACAAGTACGTCCAATGCGGTCTGAAGCTGATTGATTGTAATGCAGTCATCCTGGTGGCGTTGTTCATACCATTCTATAGATAGATGACCAGTATCTACATTTTCAATTCCATCAATCGGAATCTTCCAGTTATCATTTTCAAGAAGCTTTTGGTTAATTGTCTCCGATAAAGCTTCATAGTCCAGGATTATATGCTGCTTCTTCTCACATTCTTCAGATAGTCTCACAACCTCTTTTTTTAGCTGTTCCTCTGTCCAGTTTGCCATATCCTCAAATTTCATATTTACCACCTCTGTCTTCGAAAATTGTTTCTTCCAAGCATAAATTTTTCGGCTGAAAAATTATCCTCTACATCAATATGTGCTTCACGGTCTTGCACCTCATATCCGTTTGGAGTTAATTCAAGTTTTGCAGTATATTCAGCGCCGCAATTGGTGCATTGCCATGTCACATTTAAAAAGAGTCCTTTTTCTATAAAAGGGTTTGTGAAATCGGCATTTTCACATTTCAATATTCCACCGCAAACAGGGCAATTGCGTTTATCAAGTAAATTTAGCATTCAAATTCCCTCCTCTCCCTGTGCTTCATCTGACAGGCAATCATTTTAGCTATGTTTTCACGTTCCTGTTTTATTCCATGCCCCTGCCGGAACAATTCACATTCCAGAATCTGTCCACATTTGGAACATTCGTCTTTGATTTCTTTACCGCATACTTCAATCATTTTCATCACCACAGTAAATCAATAAGTAATTTGCAATTTTTCTAAGATCATTTTTCCCATACAGACGAATTCCATCTTGCAATCCTCTGTCAATCAGCCAATCAGCTAACTTTATTGGTTGTGTAGGTGGTTCATCTTTGGATTTTTCTATCTTAAAATCATCTATTAAACCACCTCTATTTATAAGTTCAGAAAGTTCGCTCATCGGTACTATGTCTCCTTGTTTTCCATCTTCTTTTCCCGCCCAAAACTCGCAACAACACCCTGGCTCAGTAAAGTCTGCACAATATTCACTATCGCCATTGAAGCAAACTCATGTGAAGTCATCATGTCTTCTGCAATTCTTACAACTTTTTTCGTTCATAAATTACCTCGATTTAGAAAAATCCAGTGTGCCGACTTGAACGGCATAAATCTCCCAACGAGAAACACTGGAACTTTAAGGGGGAAATGCGACTTCTGGCAATGGCAATTTGCCAGATAGAAACAACAGGAATCGAACCTGTGTCACATGATATTCAGTATCATTGCTCTACCACTGAGCTATGTTTCATATCACCGCCTGTCACGGTCAGTTTAGAAACTGAGTTGATTTTCACCCTTTATTTATTCCACTTTGATACAATCATATCTTTCTGAATTAATTACATTTTCCATAGCTTCAATCGGATTGTATCCAAGATTCTGTAAGATTTGTTTGAAAACTGTTACAGATTGACCACTTGCAAGTTGAACGCCTTTTCTTTTTGAATCCGCATGAAATACGTCATGTCTGCTGTTTACATTCCAGAAGATAACGTTTGGAATAACGTATCCGGATTTATGGAACTTGTTTGCCATCTTATCATAAAACGACCAATTGCGATTTCCACAATAATCAATTTCCATATCAGAAATTACGACAATAGCTTTTGGCATTTCTTCCTGTGAAATATTATTTTTTTCTGCGATATCAAGCACCTTTTCAAATGCAGCTTTAAGGTCTGTACTATTACCCCAATCAGCTCTTCTAGCATTATTGATTTTCTGTGAAAGGGTTTCACCCTTTAAAACAACTGTTTCTGGATTGCTCGAAAATGTCATAAACAAATTGTGGTATGCCCCAACATTTCTTTCGGAAAAGTATATTGCCAATCCTATTGAAGTGGCTAGCGGTCTGCCACCATTCCAAGACATCGAACCAGACACATCAGCCATAATCAAAGCATTTGTTCCCTGCTCTATGTAATTTGGAAGTGCTTTCCATTGTGCTTCAAGAACTTTATTATCCTCTCGTCCGTAAAGAATCTTCTCTACAATATCGTATGGATACAAGGTTGAAGCATTGATCTTAACTTCTCCTTCATCAGCCTTATTAATAAAATCATTAAATCCATCTGGATCATGTTTTGCAAAAGCTCTGCGATAAATCATCATTGCACGGCTCGGAACTTCTGGATATTTAATCTCACTCCATTTGCCGGCAGACATAAGGCTTTCAACAACACCGATCTGTTTTCTCATGCTACGAACAATCCTTTTGAAGTTGTAGACCGGATAACCCAACTTCTTTGCAGTCAAGATTCCTAACTTCCTAGTTTCTCTGCTACTTGCATCAGCAGTCTTAATCCATTTAGCAAGTAAGGAAATTGCTTTTCCTTCATTGAGATTCTTCAAATCTTCCTCAAATTGTTTCTTCATGACTTTCCACATGTCATCTTCCAGTGGTGTTTCAATCAGTTCATAGAGATCGTCATATCTTCCGAATACTCCAATCAAGTCAAGATTATGTCTAAGTGCTTCTGGATGATGTTCAGCCATATAACGGATAATGGTTCGGAAAGTTTTTCTCTCTCCAAGCCCACAACGAATATCTCTTGCATAAAAAGCAATCTTTGTGGCAAAGAGTTTATCCTGTGCAAATGCTTCTGAGAATAAAGTGGTGATTTTATTTTCATCAGCTTCTCTCAATGCACCAATAGTTCCGAACAGGTCAAGTCTTGCATCACTTGTAGTATTCAGCGCAACTGCTCCGTTTTCGGTTCTTGTAAATTTGTTTTCTTGTTTCATTGCATTTGCAAAATCCATGTTTCTTCTCCTTTCAGGACACGAAAAATATAAAATATACGAATTAGATTTTATTTAAGTGAGTTGCTGTAAGCGTCCCATAAATTTCATGATGCTTTTTGGTTTCATAATTAACAGTTATGTCCAAAATGATTGCTGTAAGCATCACATAATTGCCCCGACAGGATTTGAACCTATAAAATTATTTGCAGTGAAGAACACAAACATGTTCTAATCGGTTTTCCGTAACCGATAACCGGGGCAGTGACGAGGGATGGATTCGAACCACCAACCTATGCCTTGTAATGGAGTAAATTGCTGTTATAGTCACAAACATGACTAATATTCTCATTGCTCTGTCCAATTGAGCTACCTCGTCTAAAAGCCAACAATAGCTATGCTAAAGTCAGATTTCCTATCTACACTTGGTAGATGGAATAGCAGGAGGCGGATTCGAACCGCCGTTTCCATGGATATGAGCCATGTGAGATTCCACTTCTCTATCCTGCCGGAACCCGGAAGAACCGGGTTAGCAATAGGTTTATCGTGTTATGCTTTCCACTATCTACAAGTTTTAGTGCTGTAGATTCACTGGATATTTTTATGCATCTTTGGACGGCATCTCTTGAAAACTCCTTTTATTAACGTGCGCTGCGTTAATATTTTTAACTCAGAGATATACCAGCCGGGAAATCAGATCCATTTAGGCTACGCCGTATCGCACCTAAATTTACCCAATCCACACACTCAACTGGAAGTTTTTTCCACCCATATTACGGATGAATGGCATTTAGAAGAAATGGAAGCTCTGGGATTCGAACCAAGGACTTACGGCTTATGAGGCCGTTGCTCTTACCGCTGAACTAAGCTTCCTAAGATACCGAATTATTTGACCGCCATGACAAACAATCCGGCACTGTTGCAGTTCTTGACCACCAACCGCAACAAAGGTTTTCTGAAACGCTTTTAGATTTCAGAAAAGAGTGTTATAAAATGAACTTGCGGCGTTAGCAAAACCGCAAACTGGGCTAACTGGATTCGAACCAGCAAATATAGCAGTCAAAGTGCTATGCCTTAACCGTTTGGCGATAGCCCATTATCACCCGGGCGCACCATTAAAGCCCGGGGAAGTCGTGATATATAAGTTTATGTAATTAATATAATAAGTAATTAGCACTTACGCTACTCTGGATGCCTCGACTTATCACTTTCATAGGCTTTCCCGAGCCTACATGGATTAAGTCGAAGCTGCGCTTTTATGAATTTAACCCTTTCGATTAACTCGATCGGGATAATTCCAATTGGAATCGGTAAATACATTTGTCACCTCGTGCAAATTAAGAAAATATTCAGTGCAAAACATATTTCTAAACAAATGCAGAATAAAATCTGTATTACGTTTGTCTTTCCTTCTTCGTCCAGTATGGCTAAAGTTCCAGCAAGAACCAGAACGAAAAATGCAAGATTTACAGCTGTTCCGATTACATTAAGTGCATTCATTTTCTTTTTCCTCCCCAATTAAGAAATTCAAAATCTTTTCTGCAATCTCTTCTTCTGGCTCAAATGGCATTCCGCAGTAATTATAGGATTCTAAAGCCGATTTTAGGCTTGATTTGAAGCCATTGTAAATTTCTCCGTGCTGTAGCAGTTCGTGCCTTAAAACTGAAATTGCATCAGTAATTGATTGAGAAGTAACACTAATTTGTGCCAAACACTCCATTTCGATGTCTGGAACAGCCGCAATTTCAAATTCAAATACCGGAATTTCGTCTACGGATACATGAAAATCTATTGATCTCACTCTCGGAACTTTATTCCCATCAATAAAACATTTTGTTCCACGCCAATCATAGGGGTTTGGGTTTGTGATCTTCACTATCGGCATCTTCGTACCCCTTTCTTTTAGTTTCACAGTAGAGAAGAAGGTGTTTCGCAATCTCTTCCAACTGCAGAATGTTGTATTTTGGAATTTCCCATGTTTTTTGTTCCAATAGTGGGGAAAGTGGAATGCCTTCATTTGGTAGTTCGCAAGTTACTGTGGCATTGATAAGCATAGAGGCTACATCAATGGGGGATTCGGGAAGACTATCCTTGTTATCACTTATTGGTGCATCCGGCATGAATAACTTTTTCCATTCTCCGTTTCCATTTGAAAATAATTCTCCGTTTTGCAATTTAAGTGTTCTAATAGCTTCTCTTGGAATATCTTCTTCTTTTTCACATTTACAAATATCATTCCCAATTATGTATAAAAAACAATTCATCCTTCTTCCACCTCCCCGAAATATTTCTTGTAAAGGTCGATATCGGCAAAACCTAATTTTTCCTTTACTTCTTGAATGCTTTCCAATTCCAAATCTAAATAGGAAACATCTGTTTCCACGACTTTTACATCAATGTCGCCTACTTGTTTCATATGCTCACGTATTCCGGCTTCAACAAGCGTGTAGCAAGAAAACCAGTTTCCTTTAGCCGTTATAAAATACGTTCTCATCTGGTATGAACCAAACCAATTCACTTTTTCTTTATCAAGTTCGATAACTTTTATTGCTGTTTCGGTGTTGTATAACTTTCCATCTTTACAAATTGCTTTTTTATGAAAATAATTTGTTTTCTTTTCAACTCTGAACACGCCATGCGCTATTTCTTCTGAACTAAAGCCTTGGGATTCAGAAACACCTTTTTTATTTTTTGAGAAAAATTTAAGCACGTCTTTTCCTACCAAAATATTCATCAACTGCCTGTCTTACGATATCCGATACACTCCTGTCCGTCCGGTTCTTCTCTTCCAGGAGTCTTTTTTTCTGTTTTTCGGAAAATCGGATGCGGATTGATTCGGATTGTGGGTTATGCTTTTTCATAGGCAGTATCCATCTTTACGGAAAGAATCGGTTTGTCATCGGCTTTAGACAGAAGCGTAATACCTTTCCCATTCTCACAAGATGATGTCATGAGTTGAATATTTGAATTTCCGGTTTCGTTACAAATATTCAAAAGCTGTTGTGCTATATCCATCAACCTTGACCGAAGGTATCCGTCATTGCTTACTATTTTTTCCATCTTGTGCCTACCTTTCTGCGAATGTTATCAGTTATCACAAATCGTTTATTGCTTTTAATTTCTGATTAGCAATTTCAACCTGAGAAGCAAGTACGCTACGTGTCACATCTCTTATAAACGATTGTTCTAGTGTCATGCTCTCACTGTAAAACAACGTCGGAGCTGTGAGTACATAGATTTCAATATCCAAATTACAAAGCCGTCTCCATATTTCTTCGATTTCATTCTTGGTATTTCCAATATCATCAACTCCGCAAATAATTAATGAATCACCCTTTTTCATGTTTTCACAAAGAAGTCTAAAATTATTATTTTCATCTGCCAAATCGAAAATAAACGAGTCAATTTCTTCGTTCAAAAGTATCTTTTTCTTTGCTTCCAACGGGAACCATAATCCAGATTCTCTTGCGTATCCTATCTTCATGTTTTATACCTGCCTTTCTTGGTACTGCCTTATTTAGTGTTGGCAGAGAAACAGTTAAGGCTTACTGCTTGTCGTGTTGCAATCACTATCCCTGCCATGTGGAGTCGTTGATGTTGAAAGAGTTCTTTTTGTTTTTTTGGAAACTCGAGGAACTGACTACGTCAGCCAGAGGTCTATATATAACCCCCTCCCGGTCATCCAGTGCAGACGCTGGCAAGTCAGCCCGCCGCCCCATGGGACCCGCTGCCCTTACCTGGTCGCTGTTTATCGTATGCCATTGGCAATGGTCAAGTAGAATTTACCGAACGTATTTTCTCGAACATATGTATCTATATGATAAACACTTGTTTTTTATATAGATCTCTTCAAAAATCTATACATAATGCACAAAAATAATCGTCATTATTGTGCATATTGTACGATTCCATGCGTTTACTGCATTTTGTCCGTCCCTCATGTACATTTTTATTGTTTCTGTGTTCTTACAGGCTTTACAACTCCGGCTTTTCCATCTCTGGAAGCTGTAAAGCGGCTCTGTGCTTCTCTGCGATCTGCTGCGCGGTCTGCTGTGGTACGCCGTACTGTTGTGTTGCTTGTACTGGTGCCGTTTCTGCCATGCCATAGGCTGCTTTTGCAACAAATATCAAATTCGCATTTGTTCCGGTCTGGTTATGCAGTCTATTAATTGCACAGTTTTTGCAAATATCAAACCATTTTTTAGCCGTGTCACCATGTGACGAGTTTGTTCTATACACTCCATTCATCCAATCAGTAAACGTTGTACGATTAATCCCAACTAAAAAGCTAAATACTTCTAAAGTTGGTAATACATGATATTTACTACATAATCTCACATAAGTATTAAACATTTTATCTAATAGCTCTATATTGTCATTACTTGGCTTTTGTATATGATCTGCAATATAAAAAATCATATCTACAAAGCTATCTGATACTTCTTTCTTATAGTTTTCGTTATCTGGTGATATACATAATACAGTATTTATATACTCATCAGCATATATATTAATATTATCTAAATAGATATCTACGTCTTGTATATTTACCGTATTATCTTTCATATTATCACCTCACTTTAACACGTTAATTTGTAAATAAAAAAAGAGAATGTCACCGGGTAAAGCTTATTCCCGGAAAATTTCCGGGTGTTCGGGTACATTCTCTAAAACTCAAAATAAAATATTCTGTTTTCTTTGTTGCTGATACCTTAGCACAGTTTTTAATATCTTGTCAAATTTAATTTTGCATAAAATAAAACCATTTATTTTGTTAGTAATTAATAAATAATAATTGGGGTATTATATTATAATCTTTATTTATATTTATATCTTATATATTATTATACGGTACTGTATAGCATATCTTTTAATAAACTCCAGCTTTAGGAATCTAGGAAGGGCAGAGAATAATTATATAATTATATATAATATAAGGGCGGCTACATTTTCGCAGATTTGCATAATAAAAGCCAGACCTTCCAGGAGTTTCTATCCGGCGTGATCTGGCTTGTTATGCGTGTTGTTTAATTAACGATTCTGTGTACTTTCAGCCTCTGCCCTTCCTGAGTTCCGTCAGCTCTCGTTATCTGATAGCCTAAAGAAGTTTTAGAAAAATGTCAAGCGGTATTTTAAAAATATTTCTCTTGACAATTTGTGAAAATCTGTGTTATTTAAATATTAACAGGCTCGGCGGCGGTCTGTACTCTGTCCATAGCCGCCATAAATAAGCATTTTAAAAGCCCCGGGATTAATTTCCTAGGGCTTTAATTTTATTGACAAATATATTTTTATATGCTATATTTAATATACCTAAATTATTTAGGTGTGAATTGAAAAGTGTTTATTGTTAGTTAGACACGAAAAAAGAGGTATAAATTTACCTCTTTTTTTAATCCACATAATACAATTCTATTGGTTCCCCATTCTTAAATAAAATATGGCTTGCTCCCGAAAATGTAACTGTTGAGAAATTGATAGCTGCGTTTTCATCCCAAGAATAACCGTTTTCTTTGAAACTCTCGTCAGAAGAATTTTCAATCATATTTTCCACATAATCTTTTATGGGGTCTTCGTCGTCTTCTGTCCATTCTTCCGAGTATTCACATTGAAATTGTTCTTTGCATACTTCGTAAATCGGTTCTTTTGTCCCCTCATTGTAACTCTGGGACATTGTAATCTCGTGATAATATATTTTTTTCATATTTTTTTATCCTCCTAAAAGTTTGATTACCCTATAATTTTTAAATATTTTCTATGTCCATTCATGTTCTTATCAAGTGCATAAAAACATGGCTTTTCATCCCCCTGTAAAACTTCGCTGATTTCGTAGTCCCAGCCCCATGGAGCTTTTACCATTAACTTACCCATCTCGTTTTTAAAAGGCTCCCATCCTTCTGGTGTCTCTACTGTCATTTCATCCCAACAGTCAGCCATAGCATGTGGCGCGCCGAAAGTGTATTTCTTTCTTTTCTCTGCTCCCAGTACTCCGTAATTGCAATAGATTTTAATTTCCATGTTCTTTCCCTCCTTTTTTATTCTTCTTCCGGTTCTTCCATCTCAAGCCAGATTTGGCACTGTTCGCCGTCCTCTTCATAGCTGATCGCCTCGCCAGCTTCCAGGCGTTCCCGCCATTCCTCCGGGTAATTCTCCGGTCTGTAAATACAGTTTCCCGGAAGGAATTGATTTCCGCGCATTTCATTTATTTTCATATTTTCCCTCCTGTCCGCCCTCCTGGGGCTGTGTGGTTGTTCTTCTTTAACTGTCTTTATTATAATTCTTTGTGCCTTATATGTCAATACTTTTTTGTGCCTTATTTTAAAATTTTTTCTTCCCTTTCCAGTTTCTCGGCAACGGCAAGCTTTATAAAATCATTTACGCTCTTATATCCTGCCTTTGTGATTGCTGCTTTTGTTCCGATTTTAAATCGGCAATTTACACGCTCGAATTTATCGTCATATTTATACACTGCTTTTCTTTGTGCTTCCGTTGTCTTTCTTTCTGCCATTTCCTGCCCCTCCTTTATTTTTACAATCATTATACGCTTTTTGTGCCTTATTTGCAAGTAATATTTTTCTTTCCTTATATATAGTTGTTTTATTAATCGTTTTCGTTTCTGCGCCTTATAGCAAAATGCACAATTCCCATCTATATTTTGTGCCTTATATTTGTCTATTGTGTATCTTGTTTTTGTGCCTTATATATGGTATTATAATTACATCAAAGGAAAACAAAACAAGGAGGAAAATAAAATGGAAGAAAAAAGACTGTACAACCTGGCGTGCGATATGTTGTTAATGAAATGGGGTAACGAACATGACTTTTTAGAAAAATACCCAAACGACGAAATAGCGAAAGCCAGAGAGGAAAAGCTCTGGAATGAATTAATACAACTTAAAGAAGAAATGAAAGAAAAGAAATTCGCATAATAAAAAAAGCCCGGCAGTCTTCCAAACCAAACCGGGCGCCAAACTAAAAAAGAAAGGCAACCCTATTATAACAGGGGTAAAGGTGAAAAACAATGAAAAAAATCGAAACATTAGTAATTAGAGGCCGCAGATGGTTTCAAAAATTATATGGAAATACTTATCACACAGTAACGATTGTCGTAAATGGCCATATTTTAAAAAGTAGTATTCAGTATGGCTATGGAAATCAGTATCTTGTTACCGCCACTGATCTCCTTCGTGAAAATGGTTATGATATTCCAGAGAATACCATGGAAGCATTGAGAATGTTAAAGGATCTTTCTGAAAACGATTATGAAGTCATTGACGTTAAGAGAAAGAAAGATCTGTAGGAGGTGCGTAAATGGTAACAATCAAGAAAGCAACACAAGCACAGACAATCGCCGCCATAAAAAGCGGCGACTTCTCCATAGTTGATACAATCAACAGAAAAGCTGAAAAGGAAGCAACGGAAATTTTTACTGCTGTTTCCGATGGCGTTATTAAATTAGCTTATTGGGATATGTCCCCGGTAAAGCGCCGGGATGGTAAAAAGTCTGTGATGCGGTACGCTTTGCATAGATCAACGAAAAAAGAGGGCTGTTTACAACTCTCCTGTATGGAGCTTATCGAGGATGAGATCATCCCCACAAGCGACAGACAATTTAATATTAAAGATGATTACGACCGCCGGGAATTTTTCCGCAGTCTTCCGAGCGTTACAAAAATGACTTTAAAATAATAAGGGGCTTAAGATTCCTGGCAAGTTTTTGTACTGTTTATTTTTGGCTTAGTGTATGATATAATAACATAAAATGGGGGTAATACATATGATAATGTTAAAAATGGAAAAATGGGAAAGCGTTGTAAATGAAACTATTAAGCATTTTTTTGATAATTATAAAGTATTTGATGATAATAACAAAGCTTTAGAAAATAAAAGCCTGTATCAATACATTAATGATATTTGCGAAAAAGGCCCGGAAACAGAAATCTTGCACTTTTTATTTACTGGTGAAAGTGAATATATCCAATTTGCGGGAAAGTACAATATTTCTTTGTACGATGAATTTTCACAAAAACTTGAAAACAAATTGATTGATGAATTTTACTCCCTTAATCAAAAGCAATTCTGTGACGATCTCGAAAATTTTACAGATTATTTTTTAAGCGAACACACAATTTTATTGAAAACATATATTTATGATATTCTTGATAGTTTTACGGCTGAAAAGTTAAAAGACCTTATTTTCAAATAGTTTTCACCGCTTCCCGGTATCCAGCCCGGCGGCACGTTCACGGCGTGCAAGCGGTTTTTTGGCATTCTGCCAGATACACCTTGCAAAGTTAATATAATAAGTCAATCAATTAACGCGCTATTTTATCCGTAAATCGTTTTTTATGCTGTTAATGGTGATTTATGCCACGTTTGCATTATAAGCCGTTTATGAGCCTTTAAAACGCTTTATAGTGTGTTGCATGGTTTATTGACTGTCTGCGGCTATGGGTGTATAATAGCCTTGTATAGCTATGTTCGGCTATGCTTTATTTGTGTACCTTTTCAATTGGCGCATTGTGTCCGCTTATTTGTTCCGGCTTTGCGTTGATCTGCCGAAGCTGTCCGGGCTATATAACAATTATGGCTACAACAACTATATTGCAATACGCTTGTATAGCACCATATTTGCCATTTTAAGGCGTTTTATAACCGCAGTCGATAAAGTATAGGCTAAATACATTAAAAGCCATTAAAGACGCATTTAGCAAGACTATTATTGTATTATTCGGTATTCTTTGTTATGGCTTATTATTCGTGGTCGGTTGCTTTTTATTTGCCACAACTACGGCTGGCGGTCTGCTTCGTTGGTGTTCAATTGTTCCGGGTGGTTTCCTGGCTTCATCAGCTCGGCGCTGTATCGGTTCCCGGTGCTGTCCCTGGTTGATTTGTGCCGGCGGAAAAGTCGCAGCTGTTCAAGACTTCAATAGTTGCAACTAACTTATGAATAATCTCCAAATTCCAACATCATTTTGGCGGCCTAAAATCAAGGAAATCCATAAAAAAGTGGCAACCAGAAAAATTCTCTCATTTTCTAGCTGCCACTTAAATTTTAATTTTGCACAAATATTTCTATAGCGTAAAGTTTTAAATGATTCAAAATTCACAATTTATTTAATCCTTCTTTCTTCCGTGTTCCATATCTTCTGTGGGATGATTTCTCTAATCGTTCAGTCCGCTTCATTTGGGACTTGGAAAGTTTCTTCTTTCTCTGGTAATTATCAGTCGTTGTTCCCATTCACGCCCTCCTTATTAATCTTCTGATTCCTGGTTTCAAAGTTTATAATTTCTGTGTCTGTTTCCAGTTCTTCCGGGATTCTTCCAATAATGATAACTCGAAGCGGCTTCAATCTCCGTTCCATCTCCTTGAAACCAACGCAAAATTCCAACCGTGCTGCCCTACTCTTTACTCTTCCATTGGTACAACAGGCAACTGTGCTTCCCTCCGGCAGTCCATCAAAGCACCAGTCCCAACAGTATTCCGGTAATATGCTTACGTTCGGAATTACAGGAATATCGTTCAAGATCATGTAGTGAGCCAACGCGTGATTGCGGTATTTATTCCACAAGCACATTGCCAGTGGCATTCCATTCTTTCCTACCGATATGCTGAAATCTGGCATAATGACTGCATGAAAACATTTTAAATGCTCTATATACTTGTCTGGCTGATTCCATAATCTTTGAAACTGTACATCGTCCACATAGAAGTTTACATCCAGTTCCCGGTGGTTCTTAATCTTCCGGCTAAAGCTCTCCGTAAAGTCTACAGTATCTTTGCCGGGATGAATAAAAGTCTTTTGAATTTTCGGGATTCCGTACTTACCTTCAAGGTCTGCATCCGTGATTAAAAACTCTTTCATTACGTCATAAGCTGTATGTATCATTGATTCCACTCCCATTTTTTCTCTTATAGTGCTAAAAGGTACTTATACTTGAAAAATACCATATCTTGTGTCTTAATGCAAGTTTTCCTACTAAATATCTTGTGTTGTTCTGAATGTAGAGTAAAAATCATATCGTCAGAACAGCGCAAGGGAAACCCCCATTTTTCAAGGCTTCCAGACCTTAATTGAAATGTCAGTGTTGCACATGTAACCGCCAACGGTTCCACGGTAATTTTTTCAAAAAGTTCATTGACAATCTGCCTGTTAATGTCTTTTGGATTAACGCCCTTAAACTTTTCTAACTGTTCTTTAATAGCACTTAATTGTATTTCTACTGGCTCTGGACTTTTGGCATTTTGGATTTCTAGAATATGGCTCTCAATCTGCTTTATCTGCTTCACGTATTCTTTATTTCTTGAAATAAATTCATCATCAGATATTTTTCCATCCAGATTATATTCCAGTATTTTTTCACGTTTTTGTTTTAACAGATCAATCTGTTTTTCAAGTCGTGAGATTTCGTTTTTATTGTCTGGAATGTTTTTGATCGAGGACTGCAAAATTTCAAAATATTCCTCCAAAATGCTATCAATGTTTTCAGAAGATTTATTTATCAATTCTGCAATTATTTCTTTCAGTTCTGATTCTGCCAGTCCAAATGAATCACATGAAGCTGCTCCGTTTTTTATCTTATAACTGCATACCCATCGAACATCTTCTTTTCCTCGAATATAATGCTGCTTCATCCAGTATGGAGCTCCGTCATTTGCGCAGAAAAGTTTTCCAGTGAAAATATTTTCGTTTTTAAAAGAGGTTCTTCTTGATTTTATGGCTTCTCCACGTTCTCTTAAATATGCGTTTGCCTTTTCCCAGGTAGTTTCATCAATGATCTGCGGTACTCTGGAACCATCATCCTTAAACATTATCCATTCTGACTGTGGAAGAAATTCTTGTTTCTTGGTGAACATATCGACAACCTTTACTTTTCCTCCACAATAGTATCCTTTGTATTTTGGATTCCGAATAATATTTTTTATGACATCCCGGTTGATTTTCCCACCTTTGAAACTTCTGTATCCCATATCCCAAAGTTTTTTTTCTATTCTTGGCGTAGATATTCCGGAAGCGTAATCTTGAAAAATCATTCGAACCATGTCCGCTTCTTCTGGAACCAGTTCGAGCTTTCCTTGATTGTTTGAGTATCCATACATTCTGTGCCCGAGAACAACACCATTTTTGATTGACTGTGCGTGTCCAAATTTTACTCTTGAAGAAAGCTTGCGGATTTCGTCCTGCGCTCCCCCAGCCATAATAGTAAGTCGGAACTCACTATCATCATCAATAGTGTTAATTCCATCGTTTTGGAACCACACGCATACGCCATAAGATAACAATTCCCTGGTATATTGGATGCTGTCAAGAGTATTTCGTGCAAATCTTGAAATTTCTTTCGTAATAATCATGTCAATTTTTCCGAGCTTTGCATCTCTGAGCATTCTTTGAAATTCTTCTCTTTTATCCGCATGTATTCCAGAAATACCATCATCAATGTAAGAACCAGCAAACTTCCATCTGTTGTTAGAATGTATCAGATCTTCAAAATGTTCCTCCTGGTGCTTAATGGATGCTTGCTGTTCAACTTTTTCAGTAGAAACCCTGGCATAATAAGCAACATTTAGTTCAATGTCGTAAATAGAGCAATTTCTTAATTTTTCTCTGACATAATAAATATTCATAGTGCATTTCTCCCTTAATAAACAGGGAGTGGAATCATATAAAGTATAACACCTCATATAAATCCACTCAATACATTGTCGTTACTTTCTAATGCTGATTTCAGCTTTAATTTTATCTCTTGTTTTCTCATCTATCAGACCAAGTGAGAACATTCTTTCGTTTATGGCATACAATATAGCTTTTTCCATTAATTGTCCCTCCATATAATTATCTCGTTTTAAGCGCTGTTTTTCTTTATCTTTTGTATGCCCTATAATTTCTACCATTATTCTCTTTTGAACGATTCTGCACTATTTTAAGTATACAATTATCACGTTTTACAACAAATCAAATATATTGACCTGTCCATCAATCTGAGATTCTTCCAGATTGTAAAATTTGCAAGCTATATAATCTGGGTTCCAATCAATTTCCAGTTCGTATTGTAAACACCGCGGATGCTTATCACCATAGAAGAATCTGCAATCGGAACAGATATGCTGATAAGCTGTACCGCCAGACCGCTTATACATTTCGCTAATCTTCCTCATAAAATCACTCGCTTTACTCTTGATTTTCCTCTCGATTTTTTCTTGAAGATACCAGTTTTAACACAATCCCTCGGATCACATCCTCTGCTATGTTCTTCGATCAAGATATAATCACAGGTTGCATTTGTACTCCATGCATTTTCGCTCTTGCTGTAATAGTCGCATTTTGAGCATTGTCTCCGCTTTAAGCCTATAATTTCAGTGCTTTTTAATTCTCTCCATGGTTTTCTATCTGGCAATTTTCCGCACCTCCCAATCTGGCAGTATCTATAATTTTTAAAAGGTCTGGACTTAGTTTTCTTCGTTCTTGTTCTCTTTGTACTTCTGCCCGGTAAGTCCTTTGGAAATTTGATTGAACTACACTCAACCATGTGCCATCCACATTTTCAGATAACGCCCATTCCCTAAGCTGTCCTGGGCTTGAAACAGCTTTTTGTATTAATTTCGGCAACCTAGCAAACTCTTCTTCTGCATGATACCCGGAATTTCGGATTGCCTTGGATACCTTTTCCCAGGCTTCCGTTTCGTTCAATTCTGTGGATTGTGGCGCAATGCTATTGGCACATTCTCTTAATGCGGCTATTGATGGCTCTTTCCATTCCGTCTGCATATATTTCTTTAATCCGAAACTTAAAAGCTTGTAATCTAGGTCTTTCAAAAGTCCATACCAAGTATCAAAAGCATATTGATCTGGCAGAAATGATGGAGAAGTGTACACAGCTTTCATTGCTTTTACGAGTACCGCCCATTCTTCTCTTGTCATACCCAATTGTCCACCTCGCTTACCCTGTTTTGGATTTTCTCCATGTAGCTGCATGGTCTATTCGTAGACTTGTCCATGTATTGTCCTTCAAATACTTTTGCGAAATTTCCAGGCTTTAAAAACCAGTCAAACGTAACCATCCAGCCATTTTTATTTTGCCCTTGTAAGAATGTGCTGCGCCGAATATTTTCAATTGCTTCCAGAATATCTTCAACACAGTTTTGGCGGATTCTGGCTTTCACTGCTTGTTCTCGTTTTGGTGTCATTCTTTTTACAGGAGTAATACCAAATTCTTCCAGAGTATTCCATTCATCAATGATTCGTTGGACGTCAGTCTGACGAATAGTATCTTTAGATACTATTAAATCATTTATATCTTTTTCTTTATCTTTATCTAATTCTGTATCTAAATCTAATTCTAAATCTTTATCTAAACCTATATCTTTATCTGAGTGCGTCTTTTGTTCGTCTATTTTGCGTCTTTTCTGCGTCTGCCTGTTTGAACGCTCTATTAGTTTGGTATCATCAATAGAATTTCCATTTGTCAGTGAGTAACTTCCGTTATCTTTCAATAGCAGTTTCTTTTTTTCGTCAGTGTATGAAGTTTCTATATATCTGTCTCTAGACAGGGTGTTGTGCATTCTCCAATGCTTAATAACAATCACGCCATCATCAAACAAGATAACAAATCTCTTGGCAATCAGAAGCTTCAAATCATCATCATTAGCACCTATTATTTTTTCAATCCTCTTTGGGTTTCCAATAAATCCATCATCGTCCGCTCTCATGTTTAGATGAAAATAAAGACATTGTGTTGATAACGGCATATCAAGGAAAGCATCTGTATCAACAATTTTCATTGTGAACATTCTTTTATTTGCCAATTTTGAAATTCCTTTCTCCAATCTCTGGATTTTTAAAAAGTGTTTATTTTAATTCAACTTCAATTCCATTGATTTTCAGTTCTCCATTTACCGGAACCACAAGAGATGGAACGCCGTTTATTTCTTTCAATTCAATCAGAGCAATTTTATCCGGCTGGATGCAGATTGTTGCATCTGGTGTTACAATTTTTGCAGTTTTTGAATTGTGGATATTGTCAAGTGCAGCAGGCTCATTACTGAAATACGTTTCCCAGTTTTCCTTGAAATCTGATAACTTCTCGCCTGGAACTCCGCAATATTCAAAAATCTGTTCCATTTCGTCACATGATACAGTTATCATCTCCGGGCTGTCTTTCTTCTGTTCTCTTACTTCCTGCAAAGATTCAATTAGGCTTTCAGTGAAATTGAATGTTGTATTTCCTTCGAAATTGTCCATGATAAAATCTGAAAAGACATTGATCTCATTGCCGGGTATACGTGGAATTGGTGTGCCAAGAACGTTTTCGATGAAGTCTGGATGAATATTCTTTATGTTTTTGTTGAAATACAAAGTTCCATGAATATCAGTACTTCTGTCATTGAATACAGGGAATAAGAATCCTGTTTCTGGTCTTGAGACTACCCAATCACGAATTCTGCCTTTGATGTTATTTTCAGCCACATCATAGCTAAGCCCAGCCTTTGAAAGATTTACTGGACAAATGCTGCACAGAATGTGTTCATAAATTTCTTCTGATGCATCGTGCATTTCGGTTCCATCAGAAGCTTTTCCTGGAATATCATATACTGCATGAATGAGAACTATGTAGTAATTTTCTGGATAATCGTAATTTTCAATCACTTTGTCGTAAAACTCATCCAAAAGATCATCATCTTTAAGCTTACTTGCTCTGATCCGCATAAGAAATTCCTGTGTTCCACCCTCTTTTTCCTGTGCTAATGGGAATTCAAGATTCATAAGGCTTTTTCCAAGTCTGCCAGACATGGTTTTCTTGAAAATGTCAAAATACTTAAACATTTCTTCCTCTGGAAGGGAAAGGAAAGCTTCTTTAATTTTGGTTTTCTTATTTTTTTCTGCATCCACATAACAACCACAAATGCGTGTGATTGCACAATTGGCTGGTGTAAACTGCTTCTTGATCTCTGTGATTTCTTTCTTATTCATGATTAATCCTCCCTATTTCTATTTTTATTTTTGATTTTTTCATAATAAAAAGTCACATCATCTGTAACAATTCTAACAATTCCAAACCTTTCTCCTACTTGAAACGGAATGCTATCCCTCATAAGTCTTTTTGGAATCCCAGAAAGATATTTTCTAAATTCTTCTGGTTTTAAAGCTGATTTGTAATGATTGCAAGAGCGACACGCAGGAAGCATATTGGAAATATCGTCCTCTCCGCCACAACGTATAGGATTTACGTGGTCTACTTGCATATCTTTATATTCCAATGCGCAACCACAGTAAGCGCAATACCCTTTGCATTTTTCATATACTTTCATGCGCTCTTCTTTTGATAATTTTCGCCTTTTTGGAATTTTCATATTTTCGCCTCCAGATTGTTATTTTTGATAGTATGAACAGACTATAAATAGAATCCAAAATGCACATAAGCACAATGCGTTTTCAATGTAATAAATTCTAATAGACACAGTAACAGCGGCTAAAATCCATACAATTGTTTTGACGATGCAGCTATAATAATTCTTTTTGACTAATTCTTTTTACCTCTCTCGCCTGTTTCTTCTCAATCCACTTATTGATTTTTTCATCGGAAATCATGTACATTTGCTTTAACATTTCGATGCAGATCAACACATCTGCAATTTCTTCTATCATGTTATCACGGTTGATTTTTCCGCGCTTTGCCTTACTGATTGCTTGGATAAGTTCTGCGCATTCTTCCATACAGACCGTGCTTTGATTGTTTTTGCCGTAGTGCTGAATGCTATCTGCGATAATACCTTTGCCAATCTTTATCCCTGTGATTAATCCGGCAAGAGCCTTTGCGCCAGAATCACACGCCCATGCTTCTTTGAGATAGTTCTTCTGCCATTCATCTTTGATTTCCGAATTCCCCAAGAAACATAAATGCTGGTCTCTCATATCGGATAATATGTCTTTTGCTTCTTTAACGTCCATTTTCTCCTTCCATCCCCCATAATTTTCCACAAATAATACATCTGTACACCCATCCTCTTCTGTGATGATAGTATTTAGTCCATAAATGTCTATGCATTCTTCATCTCCTCCAACTTCTTCTCTATCGGATTAATAATCTCTTCCAACACCTGCTGCTCATAATTTTCTTTCCAGAATTTTTCTCTTTTTCAAAATGGGGCTTTTTTAACCTTGCCGATTAAATCAATACACACCATGGCAGTTAGCATTCCCCAACATCCATCACAGGCTCTTTCATTGCACCAATTTTCAAATTCTTTAAATTTCATTTTTGAGTTCCTCCAGCTTCTTCTCGGCTTCCTCACGGGTGAGGAATACTGTTTTGCCAAGACAATTATAATAACTTTTAATCGGAATATATTGTAAATCAACTTCGGCTATATAATATTCTTTCCTGATATCACATTCACATTTACAATCATAGATTTCACATTTATTATTTTCCTCACCGTATTTAGTGCATTTCCATCTATAATTTACTTGATACAATATTCTGTTTAAATCATCTGGCAATCTCACAAGCAATCCTTGTTCTTCTAAGTCTTCGTATTCAGCAAGTTTATTACAGCATTTGTTATAACCGTTGCTTCTAATGTCAGTTTTTGGAATTGCCTGTCGATGTTCACCATCGTCAATCCACTCTGTTAATCTCTCCATCTACTTCACCTCTTCCATCTGACTTTCTACAGTATCTGCAAGTAACTTCAAGGACTCAATAAATGAGTCCGTCAATGCTGTTCTGTCTGGGTATTTAGTGAATGTTCTGACAAGGTTTATAGCATCCTTGAGCTCCTTCTCATCTTTAGTTACGTCTGACGCTTCTACTAATTCATATCCCGATTCAAGGCTGGCATTTCTTGCTAGTTCTTTATTGCTATAGAACTTTAATATATCCGGGATGCGCTGTTCTTCAAAGGGATATGGATACGCTTCTTTTACGCCGTACCATCTATATCCCTGTTTCTTTGCTACTTTTAGAATATTTTCATACTCTTCATGTGTTCTGACTAATACGCATTTATTTGCCAGATCAATCATCTACTCTACCACCTTTCACAATTTCAATCGCTTCGTCCAATGCATTTCCTACGTTTTCATAAGCAATATCTAACTTTTTATCTCCTGTGTTTGCTATTGAAAACCAATACATCGCCTTTAAATCTTTTAACTGCTTCACAACCTTTTCCACATCAAAAACTGTCGGTTGCTTGTCCACAATATGTATATATCTGTCTATAATCTTCTGTATTGGTTCTCCTAAGATATTTTGAAGCAGTATGTCTTTTTTTAGTTTATCTGCGTCAATTAACCGCATTTCTTAGTCCTCCTTATATGGTTCTAGAAGCGGCTGCCATGCCGTAATATCAATCCAATCATAATTGCTATCAAGATAATATCCGTCACAATCAATAAAGCTTGTATCCTGCCATGTTGTTTCTCCATTAGTAACCAATATTTCTTGTCCATCATCTGGCATTTTGCAGTCAAGCATATACTGTATATTTTTTGAAATGGATTCTTCTGCACGTTCTTTTTCTGATATCTGATGATATTTTACCGGAATCCAACCATTTTCTTTCTCGTCCTGTTCCAGATCGCTCAGAAGAGTATTCACGATATCCAGCGCACTCCCTGGAAGTCCATGCTTATACTGTGATTTCTTTTCTATCTCATCTTTGTATTGTTCTAATCTGAACCGTACTCTTCTCATTCTTCCACCTCCTCATAAGTTTCTCTGAATATATCTGGTTTGCACGGATAGAACTCTCCGTGAACACCTTTGATGATATAATCTCCAATGTTTGCAAGATGCTCGCCTTCAAGTGTCTTAATAACCAATCCACCCAGAACCTTCCAATGGTCAATATAGAAATTCTTACCTTCTGCCGACACGTACTGGTCTGTACACTGATAGTCCGTCATAAAATCGAACATTTCTCGCTTATTTTTACCAGTCCACTGAAGTGCATCAATTACAACTGGCTTCTTTCTGTACTTCATGCTTCCACCTCGCTATCCTCTGGCATCTGGAACGTCATTCCTTTTTTAAGCATTTCTCCAATTTCTCCTGCATGCGCTTTGTTTTCTTCCGTTTTTGGATTCATACTTAATATCCTACATACTTCTGGAATTACATATTTTGTGTATTCCGAATCCCCATAGGCTTCCTGAATCATATCCAGTACTTTCATGGCTTTTGCTTTTGTGGAATATTTTCCTAAAATAAAATATCCTCCACTTCTCTGTGCATCATGCAAACTCCAACATATAACATTCAACGAATCTGGGAGTTTTAGATTGACTACAATGTTTTCAAACTTTACCAGCGCTGTTTTATCCTGACTTCTGATTAACATTTTTCGTCCTCCTTATCAAATTTACTCTTTAGCATATCTGCTTTTATCAATTCATAAATAATATCAAGATATGTTCTTTTATCTCTGTATTTGCAATTTGGTTTTTTATGAATCCTCGGATCATCATCCTTCCAGTTATTTACATCAAAATATTCATTGCTCACGAAAAGCATTTTGATTCCTCTGGAGACACAAAGGTAATAGCATTCTGATTTTCCATACTCTCCTGCACATTTCTTGAAACCAAATTTTTTAAATTCTTTAGCCGGTACTGTTGGAATTAACATTTTTCGTCCTCCTGTTTCTTGAAATCCATCTTTAAATCATAAACGAACTGGCAAAGCTTCTCTGCAATCTCATCCGCATTCTCTACATTTGCGAGCTGTCTAACATACTGCTTGCCGCAGATAACGCAAGTCAATTTTCTGACTGTTTCCCAAACCTGCCATGAGATAATGGAAGAATCAAAAGCATTCGCCATCAGAGAACCTCTTCCAATTCCGTTCTCGTCTCTGAACCACTTTTCTCTCGGTGTTTTAATGTGGTTGCGATATCTTCTCTGGTAAGGCAACCTTTGTATTTTTCGTCCATGCGCTTTTCAAGTTCGTCCAGAAGTTCTTTCTTTTCCTGCTCTGTCATTATGTCCTCCTACTTCATAAAAATTACCCATCTGGTCTTCCCGCGTTTATCTCCTAACAGCGGTTTAGTGCCAAAGCATTTCAATATTTCTGAAAATAAAATTTGCTCATCACTCCATTTAAAAATTAAAATTCCATCAGTTTCTAACACTCTCATACATTCATTAAAACCGGCTTTTAAATATTCTTTCCAACTGTCTTTTGGCAATTTTCCGTATTTCAGAGCAAGCCATGAACTGCTTCCTGCATTAATCAAATGTGGTGGGTCAAAAACTACAATTTTGAATGTTTCATCATCAAACGGCATATTTCTGAAATCCATATTTATATCAGGCTTTATCAGAAGTTCTCTCCCGTCACACAGCGTTGTGTGGACCTCTCGATTGTCTGAAAACAGCACATCTGGATTCTCTTTATCGAACCAAAACATTCGGCTTCCACAGCATGCGTCTAATATCTTTTTCATTTTCCTCACTTTCCCCATGTAAGCAACTGGCACGCTATTGTGCAGTTGGTACATGATTTTAATACTCAATAAAATCAGATAATTCCATCTGACCAACTACGTTGTTATCTTGCATCCACCATAGATAAACTTCTTCGCCGCAACTCCACTTCGTATCTTTTCCACGTCTCCGGCGTTCCTCAATCATTCTGTCAAAAGCACGTATATAGGCTTGCTTGTATTTTGGGAAATCATACATTTCCTTTTCCCTCTGCTTCTTCGATGCAAGCGGACAGCCTAAGCAACCTAACCTATTATATCCGCATTGGTACAGCTCACATACCTGAATATCTTTTTCACCAATGAACTGCCAGATATTTTGATCTGTCCAGTCAATAATTGGATTAACTACTGTCTTTGCTTTCATCTGGCAATTTTCAAATAATCTTCTAGTACAATCATTATCGGTTATAAGCATTTTCTCATCAGAAACGCCGATACTTTTGCTTGCTGTCTGTCCTAATACTTCAAATGGGCTTCTATTACTTCTCTTGCTACTTTCAGACCATCTAACGCCTGTTGCAATCATTCTGTTAGGATTCCCACCTTCTTTCAGTTCTGAACAGCAATACCGAACAATTCTGGTAGGTGGCATTAGTTTTCTTGGAATAAGATTCCACATTGTAAGACGGTTGCCGTTTTCCTGCACATGATAATCAATCTCGCATTTGATGCCTTTGTCCGTCAATTCAGAAAACGTATTCTTGATATGCCTTACTGTCTGCGGTGCATCAACAGTGGTATGTGAGTTATGTACTTCAAACGGGATTCCAGACATTCTGAATAGTTCAAGAAGCACATCTGAATCCTTTCCGCCGGAATACTCACATACAAGTGGTTTGTTATAATGTTTCAACGAGAGATCAGACGCAAGCCGGATTCTTTCAATTGCTTTTTGTTCTAAATCCATAATATTTACACTCCAAATCTTCTAACCAATTCTTTATTCAAATCTGGGATTCTTACATCTGTTTCAGATTCCAATTCCTCAATCATGCTCATAAAGCTTCTTTCGCCACGGTTCGCTTGTCCCACAAACTCATTTGCACAATTGATTACGTCTAAAAGCCTTTTGGTTGAAAATCCATGCAGTTTTCTTAATGCCAACATCATAGTTACGGAATTGATCGTATTCGCCCAGTCATCACCAGTATTGAATCCATCGTTATAGGCTTGATCTTGCATGATTTCCAACTCTTTACGTGAGTTCTGCATGGCTCTGGCGAATGCCTGTGACATTTGATTGTCACAAGCCAGCACCCTATTTTTCTTTGGTGCTTTCATCTTTAATTTGCTTCCCATATTTTTCCCTTTCGTATCTGTATTCCGTCAAACGGTATGCTCTCGATATTCCCGGATGTTCTGTGGCAATCAGAGAATCCATCTCCAATTGCCGCATATGTCTCTGGACAGTGCATTTTGTAAGGTCTGTTCCATCCATAATTTCTTCATAAGAAGGCATATATCCGTGTTTCTCAAAATACTTGACAAGAAATCTGTAAATATCATTTCTAGCAGATTGCCCCTCATTATATTTTCTCTGACGGTAATTCATAGGCAAAACGGATTTTCTTCCGCAGTATTGCTTTTTTCTACACGCATTTTATTTAATCTTTCCGCAGCTTTCTTCTTTGTTTCATCGGAATATTTTCTCGGTGGATTGATTTTAATGTAGGAATACGGCAAGTGAGCGAAAATAGATCCATCATTATTTCTGGCAAGAATTTTTACATCGTCTGGAAATTCCTTTTCTAATTCCTCACATCTGTTCTTCCAGGTACTCCCATTCTTAGCAGTAAGTCCTACATAATCTCTTCCGGGAATCCACTCAATTACACATTCGTTTGTGTTTTCTGACACAAAACTCACCTCTATTCATTTTTTTATTTTTTATCTTTGGAATTTAGCCAGTAGAACTACTGGTGTGTTAGAATCAGTGATAATTTTCTTCGTTGAGTAAGTCGTTGAATTTTTCCAACGCCTTAATAGATACTTTGTTATTTGCTTTTTCTGGTCTGATTGATACATTTAAGTGAATATCAATGATGTGTTTTAATTCTCGCGCAAGGGTTATTTTGCCTTGTTGAATTCCCTGTCTGTATGTCTTGGGCGGTTTATATTGCCCTGTTACTTGCTTTCCAGCTGACTGGCCACCAGCTGTAACGTTGTACATCTGGAAGCCTTTATCTGCAAAAGCCTTGATTGTTTCAATTTCTTTCTGGTCAAGTTCATCCTTTCTACATGTTCTATATGAAAGTTTCCAACCAGTAGGATTACTTTCACTGTAAAACTTATGCTTTTTAAGGCTTAATGCTATGTGATCGTATTCCCCTAAATGGCTCGCACATCTCTCGCAAAGGTTGACTGCCTGTCCACAATACGCTCGGTTTATTCCGGCTTCGTCAGTTCGGTAAAACACGTATATACCACTAGAATATGGAATGCTTGGACATATCCTTTTTATTCGATTCTCTCGTTCTCGCTTCATAGCGAAAACTCTACTATAATCCACCAGGCATCACTCCTTTTCAATCTGATCAATGAGTTTCTTACACTCATCTTTGACATAAGCAAGTGAGCGAATTTTGATTTCTGGTTCTTTATTTAATTCTCGCCAGAAACCACCCGTTATTTTAAACATTTTCTTAAACTCTGGCTCTTCCCCGAAATACTGTTCTGCTTTCTCAATATCATAACCATCGAAACAATGAGCACAGTCAAATCCAATCCACCATGTATCTTTATCATCACAATCATATAAATGTGATTTTGCATAAGTAACTCCACCATGACAGTCAAGATACCATAAATCGTCAACACTTTTCTTCGCTAACTTGTGACTGTAAGGTACTCCAACGTATCCGCATCTGTATGCTCCGGGCATAAACAGGACCACATATGGATAACCTTTGTATGTAGATTTTGTTTCTAAAACTGGTTTCATTTAATCACTCCCATTCACTCTCGTATTCATCTTCGCCCTCATCATAGTAACCATTTTCCATGATTTCTTTGAATGCAGCTATTGCCTTTCTGAACCTGTCACGCAAAACCTGTTCTTTCTGTTCGAGATCATCAATAACCTTTTTTCTTTCTGCGATTTCTTCTAAAAGAGATTTATTCTCTTCTTCAAGATTATATCTGGCAATGCGTTTCATGGTTGTTGGGTCAAGTTTTACAAGTTCCTTTCCAGTGACGTAAAGAGTTGTTGGATTCATCATTGCCAACGCATACGTTCTTGTCTCGCCATAAACCGATGTAGTTTCTATTTGTTCTGTCGGTTCAGTAATATCCTCAATAGATTCAACATCAAAGCACATCATTTTCTGATTGCTAAAATAAATAATCTGTCCTGTTTGTACCATTTAATCACTCCTAACTAAACGGAAATTCATCTTCCATACTGCCTAAATCTGGCACATCCATGAAACTAGGTTCCGGCGGCGGTACTGGTCGTGTATCTGGTTTCTGTGGATTCTCTGTCTGACCTTTGTTTTCTGCAAAATCATGTGATTCCACAAAACAGTCATTTGTGTATATTTTTTCACCATTTTGGTTCGTATAACTTCCAGTCTGCCATTTCCCTCTAATATTAATTTTCATTCCTTTTTTCAGAAATTTCTCAACAAATTCTGCATTCTTTCCAAGTGCTACGCATGGTATAAAGTCGGCTTTACGCTCTGTGTTCTTTCTTTTTTCTCTATCAACCGCCAATGTGTATCTGGCAATCTTAGTGTCGTTAGTTCCCATTCGTATTTCCGGGTCAGCTGTCAGCCGCCCGGATAATACAACTACATTAAATCCCATACAATCACCTCTCAATCTGAATGTCGCATCTAATAAGTGCGTGTTTGATTTTCTTTGTATTTCCTGTTACAGTTTCTTCTTTCCCGATAACAAAGGAAATATCATCTTCTGTTACGTTGAATCCTTTTGTTTTGATATGCTCCATGATGATTTCTTTAATTTCATCTGTGCCGATTCCGATTGTTATTTCCAATGGTGTTACCTCCCTGGTTTGTATACTGGTGGCATTGGTTGCCATGCAATGACTGGGTAATATGCAATTCCGTGTTCTTCTACCATGCCCCATCTTCCACCGCCTAAATATGTAAGGGTTGTTGGTAACTCGGCGTCTTTTATGGTAACGTTGTATTTTATCTTATCTTCTGGGCTTTCTCTCACATCTGGCTCTGGCGGTAACTTCACATCTGTTGGAATCCAAATATCCGCAGGACTGTAGGAACAAATCAGTTCTTCAACTTTCTTGATTGCATCATTCCATCCTTTATCGTACTTGCATTCCTGTTCGGAAGGTTCTGGCTTTTTCAGTTTGTCAAGTGTTTTTAAGAAGATTTTCATTAATAATCATCCTCCTTTGATTTTTCAAATGAAATATCAATCGGCATTTTCCATTCGGATTCTGTACACTTAACAATAGCCTGTAAAAAAGAAGCAACAATATTCTTTCTGAAATCTGCACTCTTTAGCTGTTTTCTTATCTCTTCTGCAAATTCCTCACGATTTTCATTTACATATTTTTCAATTTCCTCCTTTACTGTGGTTTTTACAATATCTTCTGCGAGCCAATCAAAATATGGTTTTGCTCTCCAATTGTCTTTACCTACAAATTCGCCACGTTCATTAACATATTTATTCGTCATTGTTTTTATTGCATCACGAACAATAACAGATGGTTCGCCTAATGCCTTTACGATTCCGGCATGAACTTCTTCCTGTATTGCTGCTTTTATTACATCGTCACTGATATTTAAACTCATCATATTTCCCATAGCTAATCCTCCTTGACTTTCTCAATAGTTTCTTTTATTGCTTCTTTCACAGCCTTGGTTTTAATCATCTTATCTGCCAAGGATTTTGCTGCTTCCTGCACGATCACGCTTTCGTTCTTTTCTAGTATCTCGGTAATATGAGAATGTATCATCCTACACAACGGCTCATTGGTTTCTCTGCTACCATATAACTCTTTTTTATAAATAACTCCTTTGATTTCCTTGGCGATTTTATCAACTACCCTGTCCTCAACATTTTTTCGGATTTCCTTGGCAATTTCTTCCTCATTAACACCAATCGTTACTGGCACGCTGAATACGCTCATTTTCAATTTCCCTCCCCTATAGCTATCACATCACATCCAATAAATACCAATTCCTCATGTTCACTAATTCCATAGCCGACAGATCTTCTTCCTACTTTAAAAAATACATTATTTGTATTAACCGTAACTCCTTCAGTTTTTTCCATATAATCAGAAACAATAGCTTTCAAAATATCTTCATTTAAGAAAGTTTTTCTTTCGACTATCGGATGTTCTTTTGGCATATATTCAAGCCATGTCTCTATACCTTTGTATTCTTTTCCTTCTGTGTCAGTCCATTCGCCATTTCCAGTATATGCAAGCATGATGATTCTTTCAGAGTTTTTCAGCTTTACATAATACAAACATGCGGTATCATCAGTTGGAGCTTCTGGAAGCATATCTCTTACTGAGCGCCATGCACTAGTTGAAGGAATTGTTTTTCCTGCTTTACGGTCTACATGCTCCTGTCCTTTAATTACATAGTTTCTAAATTTTTTTGGCATTAATTTTCTCCTTTCAATTATTCAGTCGAATTGTTTTCCTTATCATCTTCAACTGCTTTCCAAATACAATCCATAACAGATGCATAATCAAGCAGTATTTCTCTTTCTCTGATGTTTCTTCCGTCTTTTTCATGCCAATCTCTCACTATATAAAGTTCGGCATTTGCAGAAAGAATATCTGTTTTCATGTCCCAGTATTTAATATGAATTTCATAAGCTGCATTTGCAGAAATTGGATTTACATAAATTCCTTTTGTTACTTCTTTCCAATCTTTTAATTCAATTGATACCATCTATTTCTCCTTTCAAAACGGACATAAGTCCAAATTAACTTCAAGTCCAGGTCTGGCAATCTGCACCAGGGCATCATCCCAAACCACTGCTTCTTTTATCTCTTTCAAAATCTGTTCCGGGTCAGCTGTTTCATTACTCAAATGCACCAATGTTACTGTCCGTAATGCTGCCGTATGGTTTGTATTCACCAAGCTTTTGCAAGTATCTAAGGAACAATGCCCTTTAAGCCTGTGCGTGTAATTTTCAGCTGTTTTGTCAACCAATTCTTTACAATAGTTGCACTCAATAACTAAGTGATTCAGTCGCATTGCCTTGAAATTGTATCGGCAAAATTCAAAGTCTGTCATGTACAACAGCTTTCCCATCTCTTCATGTTCCACGATATACCCATAATTGAAACATGAAATAAGTTGCCCTGTGTCCTTATCCCTTGTAGTATGCGGCAAATAGAACGGTATTACTGTAAACGAGCCAACCCGAAATGGTCTTTTTTCTGGAACGCCTTTCATTAATTCGCCAGTGATGATTTGCAGATGTTCCACAGTTTCATCATTGGTGTAAATCTGAATACCTAAATTCATCAGATTTTTAAATGATTCACGGTGATCACTCAACCGTGTTCATGGGTAAGAAGCACGCCAGAAACATCACTTGTTCTGTAATCAATAGCTTTCAGAATGTCTTTGTATCTGCATCCGCAGTCCAGAAGAAGCATTTCTCCGCTGTTCGATTTCAGAACATAGCAGTTTCCGTGTTGGCTCCCTGTGTTTACTACTCGCATGAACATTTTTCATCACCTCGCTTTCCGAATATTCCTTTAAATCAGTTTTCCTCATTCACAACAATACCGCCGTGGATAATAACTCTTTTTCCGTCCGAATCATCAAAGTAAACTTCATTCTCTGATTCGGAAACATCAAACTTTCCAGACCAGGACTTGATTTTACCGCCGTTGTAATCGTAAACAGTTACGGTACGATTCAGACCACCGTCAATATCACTAGACAGTGATTTTAATGATCTGCTACAGGAAGAACAACCACTAAACATTGTGATTGCTGTAATCCCTGTGATTAATACTGCTGTCTTAATACATTTATGCTTCATTTTGGCTCTCCTTTTACATTGTAAGTTGGATTATAATGAGTACCACATATGTAATAACATTTAAAAGAATAATTAAATTGGTTCGATTGTATTCATTTTTTCGAATAAAAGTTACTATCCATCCCAAAAGTGCTATTGAAAGCAAAATAATAAGCACAATTGTGGAAGTTTCCATCCTACATTTCCTCCTGGCTCATAAATGACGGAATTTCTGTTTCCACTGGCTCTGCTGCCGGAACTGGTTCTTTCTCTGTTGTTTTTACGGTTTCGGCTACGGTTGGCTGCTTTGGCTTTTCTTCGATTACTTCTGGTTGTGGAATGAATTCTTCTGTGTTTGCGTTCTCACTAATTTCATAAGCAACGTCTTGTTCAATAATATCCTGTTTTGGAATATCCTCTGTATTCTCGTCAGCTTCCTGTACAAAAACATCACCGTGGCTGTTGATAATCTGCTTTAATGCACGATTGATAACTGTTTTCTTTGCCATCTGGTCAGTGAATTTCTGATGCGTTCCATTGCCGTTTTCTTTGTACCCATAGCCCTGTAACCAAGATTGTTTGATCTGCTTCATGTTCATTACTTCCAAATGCTTTGTTCCATCTTCCATCAGCACTACTGCATATGCGCCAAGAATTTTATCATTATCAATATTCATAAAGTCCTGTTCGTGGGAATCAAGTACCTTGTTTCCATCTTCAATGTGGTATTTGAACTTATCTCCTTGGTAGATGATCTCGGCGTGAATATCTTTCATTCCGTATCTTCTGGCTATTGTAATGTTTCCGAAGTAAGACCTCTGGAACTGACACTGATTTCCGTAAGAAATAAAATATCCTTGCTTTTTCTGCACTGAAAGACCAAGTGTTGCCATGTTCATAAGACTGTTTGCAATGCTTGTGGATGTGCAAGATTCCAGAATTGGCTTATTATTTCTGTCTTTTGTTTCTTTCAGAATCAGATACGCCCCCATGAGCGCATTGCTTAGGTTGTAGTCTTTTGGGAACGAAAGACCATATTCGCATTTTTTTTCAAGCTGCTTAACCAATCCATCAATGAATGAGTTGTTGATTACAATTGCCGCCTGTTGTTCTCCTGTTGTTGCTAACTGTGTTTTTCCTGCCATTTTAATTCTCCTTTTTCTTTTTTATATTTTTCTCTTAGGTGCATACAAAGTGGGTCAAAATCAGTTTGTGATATGTTTTGCTATATTTTGTTCTATTCTCTAATATTGTCTCGTTTGTTATAGTGTCCTATTCTGATAAGAATTTAATCCACCGTGAATGCACCCAAGAGTTATGCTCAGTGACATATGAAACAGGATAAATGTTTTTTATGTACTGTATTGTTCTATCCTGTTCTTTCGATTAGTTCGGTTTGTTGTTTTCCGACTTTATTCGGATTCATATACCACCGATAGTTACCTAATTAAATGATTGTTACATTGTCCGGGTTGATGTGATATCTTCCGTTTCCATTTGCTCTCTGTGTTCCGATTCCGATGTACTTTCCGCTGGTTTCAATCAGCTGTAATACTGTCTCATATGGAAATACAATGTCCGGGCAAGATACCTCAATGGTGGTTCGCCAATTATGGAACACATTGCTGCTACAAAGAACCGGGCTTGCACTGATTCCAGAGGTCGGAACGATCTTATTTACTACCTCAACAGATTCAAAGTTTACCGGGCAAATAGAGCCTTCGATTGAAAGAGAACGCTTAATATCTGTTCCTTTCTTTCCTGTAGAATCCTTGAAGAAAGTAATAAATGTTTCTGTGAATGACTTCTTGAATGCCTGAGTAAGAATGCAAGGTCTGTTGTTTGCCATGTAATCTTTCCACTCTTCCTCTGTGTAAAGGGAAATATCTTCATCATGGAAATTAATCGGTTTCTCCCAGTGAATACCAGTGATTAATCCCTCCCAAACATTCTTGGGCTGATTGTAAATAGCTGGCATTTTGAAGCCCTTGTCTTTGGACTGCTTGAAGCATTCAGCCTGTTCGTAGTAGCGGCTTCTCTTGTGAAGAATGAGGTCTGTGTCCCCGATTAACTCAACTCTTAATGTAGTTTCCTTTAAAGGTTCGATTGTGATGTTTTTTGCCATGTTGTTTTCCTCCTAAAATAAATGATTTTATTTATAGTTTTTGTTTGTACAAACACTTAAACGGATTATTTACAATATACAATTAATGTTTTGTGCTATCTTGTTCTATATTGTACTATTCTTAACTGTGCTACAATTTTCTGTTCTGCGAAATAATCCGCTTAAATCTTTGTGCAAACTCCAAATGCACTTAGCAAGCAGTAGAAAGCTTGTCTTGTGTTGTGCTATTGTTTACTGTATTATTTTGTTCTCACATATAAGATTTTATGGTTTCCTATTATGACAGTTTCTACTGCCAACTAAATACACTTGGTGTTGAATACTCGGTAGGTAACATGAAGTGTTCTGTAATGTCTTGTTTTGTAATATAATGTGCTATCCTGTTCTTTGCTGTGACATCTCATGTCACCTACCCAATATTCAGATTTTAGAGGGCTGCTTTATAGACGATATAAAAGTCATATGTTGTGTTTTGTATTGTGTTGTACTGTAGTGTTCTGTCTTGACGATTTATACCGCCTACAAAACAGCCCATCCGGTAAGTGCTGTGTGTAATCTGTTGTTCTTCCGTTTTATTTCCTATAGTTTCATATGCTATTTTTTATTAAGTGTCACAACACTTGTCGATCTGCATAAACAGTGAAAGTATTCTGCAATGTCATATGCTATTCTTTTGTCTTTTTTACTGTGTTATACTTTCGTGAAGTTTTGTTCCGCTTATGCAGACTGATAAATGCTGTGGTTTCCTACGCTCATAAACCTGTAAAATCAAGCAAATATTCTGTTTCGAACTATCCTGTGTTGTCTTGTGGCGTTCTGTTTTTTCCTGTACTTTACTTGCCTGTTTTACAGGCATATCAACGTAGGAATTTCGCCGCTACTGCACTCATGTCCCTACAAGAATAAGGTGTTTTGCTGTGCTCTGTGATATTATGTATTGTCCTATTTAGCAATATAATGTGCCATAATATAGTTTGATTTCTTCCTACTCCTGTAGGCATATCAGCACAGTAGCGGCCTCAATATTTAATTAATCAATTCCCAAACTTCTTCGTATTCGGAAATATTCTGGTATTTCTGCTTCACTGACAGAAGTTCATTCCGGCAACGCTCTAAAAGTGCTTCGTATTCATCTGGCTGTTTTAAAATAAGCTGTGTTGGCTTGTATCCGCTTTTCCCATCTGTCTTGTAAAACACTCGAATTGCTGTCGGCTTTGGCTTATCATCAATATCCTGTTCCACGATTTTTAACTGACAAATAATCTGTCTGGCTTCGTGGATTCTGTATTTTTCAGCTGCTATGGAATCATCCCATGTGAAGCATTTATGTAATTCTGTGCTTTCATCCCTTGCTTTTTCAAGAATCTGCTGTGGTGTAGCAGATTCCATCTGATCGCAAATTTCCATGATTTCAGAAGCACATTTTGTAGCATCCGCTTTGAAAAAATGTTTTCCCCATGTTGCTGTTAGCATTTTCCCCTCCTGTTTCTGCATAGGTACCTGTGTATAGCAATGAGAATTGTTCTATACTGTGTTATTCGTTGATTTTTTGTATTTAGATGTTCTTTGATTTTTCGTTCTTTACAATCATATATTTTGGTATAGTGGCAACTTTCATTGCCATACAACGGCACCTATGCTTTTTGACTTTTTATTTAAATTTTTCTCACTCTCAAATCATCGTCCGTCACTCTTAGTACGATCATTTGCCTGTCTAATACAGGGATTCTGCTTTTATCAATGCTCTCCGAATCATCAATCCAAATCGGCATATTCAGCCCATTCATTTCCTGTAATCCATTCAGTAAATCGACCTCACACAGAATCTTATCTGAATGATTCAATCCGCTGTTGTAATCAATTCCATTGCAGATCATCTTGCAAGTCTCCACTGGATTTCCCTCAATCGTGTAATCAAGGAAACTGAACTGAAAATGTTTAAAATGTGGATTGATTTTCTCTGCCAATGCCTTATTTTTCTGAATTGAGAAGCTAAGAACGGTGTCAATGTTCTTTTCAATATCAGCTTGTACCTGTCCAAGTTTTCTCAGTTTCTCGTTCAGTTCGGCTACTTGCTTTTCTTTCCCTACAACTGCTGCCTGTGCAATCTTGATATCTGCGTTCATATCGGAAATTTGTTCTTTAACATTGCTGATCTGAACTCTCAATTCCTGTTTCTTTCCAGGAACATCATCAAATGATTTCAGTTTCTCTTCAAGTTCTGCAATTCTAGCTGTAACTGCAAGATATTCTTCATCATTTGTCATATCTACAGATTCCGGAAGCTCCACAAACTTGGACTGTTCTTCCTCAATCTGTTTAGTGAGTTCAGCAACTTCATCCTGTGCTACGCCGATTTCTGACTGTAATTTGCTGATTTCCTCGTTAGTTTTCTTTAATTTTGCAGAAGCAGAATTTCCAAGATCACAAGTTCCTTTTAACTGGTTCTGTTTTGCTGATTCCCAGTTTTGCTTTTTGGTTAATTCATTTTCAATTCTGAACTTCTTCTTTTCTTCAAAGGAAGATTTCAGTTTGGAAACTTGTTCTTCTGGCAGTTCCTGTCCACAGGTCGGGCAAATGGTATCAGAATCATTGAATGTTTCAGCTTCAATAGCTTTCAGTTCAGAATCATCCCACTCCATTTCTTTGATTCTCGGATAGTCCTGTCTGGCTCTATCCAAGTCAGCTTTTGCCTGTTGTGCTTCCCTTATGTGGTTGCCCAGTTCCATTCCAATAATACGAATGCTTGATTCCTTTTCTGATTTTTTTAACATAAGTTCGGATACTGTATCAGAAATAAATTTTTGTCTGGCTCTTAACCATTCATTCGCCTTGCTAACCAGACCATCCCTGGAAGATTTCAAACCACGGATTTCATATGAAAGGCTGTCATAGCCTTTTTCTGAACCTTCAATAATCTGTTCCTGTTCTTCCAGTTTGGAAAGTTCCGCATTAAGCTCCTGTTTTTTGGATTCCATGGAAGAAATGGATGTGTGTCCATCTTCCTCTTTAGATAATTTGGATATATCATCAGAAGTCTTTTTGGATTCAGCTTTCTTCTCTTTTAGGTCAGACCTAAGAGCTTTTACGGCTTCTTCTGGACTTTTATTTTTAATACTTTTATCTTTAATAATTTCTTTTGCAAGTTTAAAACTTGGATTGCTGCTAATAAATTCTTCCATATCGAATTTACATATTTTCGTTAATGTTTCTCTGGCATCGGAAGTTGACTTTCTTAACATATTAAGAAAAACACTTGGGTTGCTACACATGGCGATTGTTTCTGGTGAAGCAATTTCTTCTTTCAAAAAATCATTAAAATCTGCTTTTGATAACTTAACTCCACCATTCAAAAAGTAACTTGTGCTTGAAGAACTCTTTCCTTTTTTAGTTACTTTCTTTAATGTAATTTCCCTTCCATTTATTACAGTCTCAATTTCTCTTACAATATCTTCTTCAACTTCCACGCCATTTTCTTTTCTGCGAATAGAAGTAGGTTCTGTACCATTTGCCATCTTTCCTGTCAGAACGTCCAAATATGCGTCCTGTAATGTGGATTTTCCTTCTCTGTTTCTGCCAGAAATCTCTGTTCTCGGAAACAAATCTACAGACTTACTCTGAAACTTCTTGTAATTCTCCAACGAAATCTTTTTTACTTCCACCTTCATGTTCGATTATCCTCCTTACTGATACCTCGTATGCGGTTCTAAGCTCTATTTCATCACCAGATAATTTTTTCTGATAAATCCGGCTCTGGATTCTTCCGATTATGCTTACGTAATCACCGACCTTGAAATTAGCAGCTTCTCTGGCTTCTGTCCACCATGCCACACATGGAATATAGTCTGTTCTTCGCAAGTCATATTCATTGCAAGCAATCATCAAATCACAGATTTCTTTTCCTCTTGGTGTTCGGCGGTACACAGGCGGTTTGCAAAGATAACCTTCCAGAATGATTTTGTTTTCACCTTCTGTGCTCCCATCACCTTCTCCACACCAGATTGTTTCCGCTTTGATTTCAAGAATCAAATGTGACTTTCCACTTTCATGTTTGTTTGAAGAACTGTATCTCCCTTCAACATAAGCGTGTTTTCCAATCTTTAAACCTTCCGTCTGCTTTTCTTTAACAATTACTGGAAGCAAATCTACGTTCCCACTGGTACGTTTTGCACCAATATAGAATCTTACGAATTTTTCTCCGTCCTTGAAAAACGTTCCTGGCTGAATGTCCATTATTGCGCCAAATATCTGAACTTCATTCTTATTATTCTTCATCCTCCAATTTCTCCATTTCTTTTACGGAAATCTCATATACACTTTCCGTTTCTTCTCCATTAACATAAACATCACGGCTCATTAACCTGCCAGTTACTTTAATGTAATCATTCCTTTTAACGTCTACCGCCAGATCAGCACCTTTTCCCCATAAAGTACAGCGAGTAAAGTCGGATCTTTCTGAAAAATCTCTTGGAATTGCCACGAAAAGATTTAAAACTTTCTTGTGCGTTACTGGTGTAAGTTTTACATATGGCTTTTTCGTGCAACTTCTGGCAATAAACTCTACTTCGTTTATATCACCATCCGGAACCTGTTCTGCCAGGATTTCCACCTCGTCAGCTGCAATATAATTTGCATTGTGGTGCTTGTTTGGATTTTTAGAAGTGTCCATGCTTCTGATTGCTCCTGTTACCACAACTTCTTTTTCGTTATAATCATTGTCACGTACAATGGAATCTTCTATAACAATTGGGAACATATCTACTGCACCACTTTTGCGAATAACTGTCAGCATGAATTTGTAATAGTATCTTCCGTAATGTTCGTGGCTGAATACTATTTCCCCGGCTCTGCCGGATAATCTTACTTTGTTTAATCTTTGCATTTACTTTTCCTCCGTTCCTAATATAATAGGAAGAAACACCATTGAGAATAAGACTGTTGATACGAAAAACACCCCGATAACATCAAATGATGTAAGCATCCATGTGATTGAGAAGATTACTGTAAACATCCCTATTCCTACAAATATTTCTCCTATTGTCTTTACCACCTCTTTCATTTTGTCCTCACTTTCTTCTGGATGTGGTTACTGCAAGTGCAGCTGCCAGAATAGCGATAATTACATTTCTTGTCATCAGCTTTTCTTCCAGATCAGCAATGATTTCACTGGAAAGTGGCTGATTTTCGCCATTTTTTTGCATAAAAAGTCCTCCTGTTATATTTTTGTTTGTCAAATACAGGAGGTTGTGTTATAATAATCCTGTATTTAACTAACTCGTTCTTAGTTAGATACCGTCCTGGTTGGTGTTACCGCACCTTCCAGGGCAACTTAATCTACTTCTACAAATTTTCCGTCTTTCAACATATAGAAAGTATCTTCTTTAATGTTTTCTCCATCTACTTTTGCTGACTTAACATCTACAAGATAATATTCAAAATTTATTTCTTTCCATTCAGTCAGAACAATAAAACATCCGGTTTTTCCTTTAGCTTTTGATTTAATTCCTGCAGCTAACGCAATGCTTTCTTTTCCTTCGACGATTGCTGCTGACCGATTTCCGGTATTGGTTGCTGCTGACCGATCTCCGGTATTGGTTGCTGCTGACTG